CGGTTAACTGCCAGGGACAGAAGGTGGAGGATGTCGTCAAAGGGCTGCTCCGAAGTGAAGGTTGGACCGCTCGCCAACTCAACGCCATCAAGATTCAATTGGAAGGGATGACCCTCGCTTGCAAGCAGGGACTAACCCGACGCATTCGTGAGCTGGCCCAACGGATTACCACTCTGGAGAAGGTCATTGCCAAAGAGGAAGATTCGAACATTCGCCACCAACGGAAACGCAAGCTGGCCCGGTGGCAGTGCCGGCTAGCCAAGTGGGAAGACCAGATCAAGGCAGGCAAGCCGAACTTCTGTTTCGGCGGACGCCGGTTGTTCAAGGCCCAGCACCAGCTCAAAGAAAATGGGTATCGCAACCATGCCCAGTGGCTGGCAGATTGGCAGGCAGCACGAGCACGACCTCCTTACTACGCCAGACTATGGATGCGTGCGCACCCGTGCCACCAAAGAACTCCGCCTCAAGAAAAGCGACTGCTCCAATAACAGACAGTTCCGCCGCCCAGTCTGCCAGCGCGGGGGTGAGCGTATACATGTGTTGGTATGGCTGGCCCGTGGAATCGGGGAAAAAGTTGTGGAGATGGTCGGTAAGCGGCACCAGCGCAAAACTCTGCGCGAGTGGCACCATGTCGATTAGCCCACGGCGGTGTTCCTCATCAAAAACTGCCGTCCGCGCAACGAAACCTTCAAGGGAATAGCTCATGGGGCGGATTTCCAGTAGCCATCCTCCTTCAGCGAACCGCGCTGGCGGTGACCACCGCGTCGGTGTCCTGGATGGCGATGTCGCCGGTGACGAGCCTCAACTTGGTTTTGCCGATAACGGCCTGCTTCGTTGTGGGAGTGGGCATACCGTGCTTCGGTTGGCATTGGGCCTACAACTCGATCCTCTGGTGGCCATAGACGCCAAGGACCCTGCTCGCGCCCACCAGCGTCTCCTGGTTGACGTGCTGGTGCCCGTGCAAGAACAGCCTTGGGTGAACGCGGTGGATATACTCCAAGCACGCGTCGAAGCCGAAGTGGACCTCATCCTCGCGGTCATGGACATGCCTCGGCGAGTTGTGCGAGACGAACACGTCAACGGCTGGGAAACCCGTGAGCAACCGCCGGGCCTCGGACTGGTCGTAGAGGTAGTTGCCCCTAGGCTTGTACTTCCATGAACCGTTGAATCCGCCGAACCGCAACCCACCATGCTCCTGGACGACAAGGTGGAGATCGACAATCGGCGACGGAAAGGCACCGCTGCTGTCGTGGTTGTCTTTCACCGTGTAGATACAGGAGCATTGGACCGCCGTGGCGATCTGGAGGATGGTCCAATCAGCTAGGTCCCCACATGCGACCACAACGTCGGCTGGTTCCGGCGCGATCTGGTGCCGAACCTCGTCGTCGTCTGCGATAACCAAGAGAGTCATGAGGGCAAAGGCCCAATCGAGTTGACCACATGCCGAACCTGACGGCAATGCCGAGGTTGGCCCCAAGCTGACGGTTATGTTGGGCTTTGTTGTCCAGGACATTGTGGGGGCAGTCGAGGGCCATCGAGGCGCGTCATCCGGTGCGTCTGCCTCGTTGGGCGTTGTGGGCGATCTGGGAGGCCGCTGCGTGGAGGCTGTGAGAGGTCGTTGACGGCACCCTGTGGTGTGCCATGCTAGCCGCCACCGATGGCGCGAAAACTCCGCACACTGCTGCTCGCCTTGGCTGGCGTATCTGTGGTGGCCATGTTGGCGGCGTGCTTCTTTTCCGCTGGTCCTGCTCACCCGCCATTGCCGAGCCCAAACGGCTACGATGATTTCCTAAAGGCGTCAGGGTTGGTGATCAGCGAAACAATCGACTCTTCGACCCTTGACCGCGACAACCTTCGAGCATGGGTGGGCATGAACTCAGAACCGCTTCGCCTTTTGCGCCTTGGCCTGACCCACCAGTGTGCTCCTCCTCCTCCTCTCGTTGACTCCTCCTGGACTAGCTTTGGAACGCTGGATCACGAGATGGCGTCCATGAAGCTACTGGCCGGACTGCTAGAGGCTGAGGGGCGATTGTGGGAAATGGACAACCGCCTTGCGGACGCTGCCCAGAGCTATATTGATGCAGTCCACTTCGGAAATGAGATTAGCCGGGACGTACTCCTCGTTAATTGGATCTGGGGAATGTCGATTGAGGTTCGAGGCGACACCCCGCTCAGCAAACTTGTGCCAAGGCTTAACAACAAGGAGGCACGCCTTGTAGTGACGGAGTTGGAGAAGATCGACGGTGCGCGAGTCACCTGGGATGAAGTCCGGCGAAACGAACACAGGTTCAACACTTGGCGCTTCAGCGAACTGTACCATCCTATCCAGGTAGTGAGGAGGGTGTGGCAGAATCGGCTTTTCGCTCAAGAGGTCGGGCTAATGTACAAAGAGCAAGTAGCTCGGCTGCCCCTCCTCATGGCTGAACTCGCCCTGCGCCGCTTCCAAGCCGAGCGTGCCTCTTGCCTCCATTATATGGCTCGCTCACGCCGTCAAGGTTGTGCTCCCTGCACCCGTCGCCTCCACCTTGACCGCGTTCGCTCTGCCATTGGATGGCACTTCGGAATCACGCTCGGACTCTGCATGTCTGGTTGAGAAGACAGGAAGACCATTCCGATTATTTGTGTCCCGCCCAAAGGTGCGATACCGGCAAACCGTGCAGGTTGGCGGCAAACGGAATGACTTCGGTGCCGGTGTAAAGCACTACTCCGCGAACCCAACGTTTGCCCGCAGCGTTGGCCATCGCCTGCAAACCCCGAACATCGCTTCCGCCCAATGTGGCCCCAGCTTTTATTTCCACCCCCACCAACCGCCCGGCACTATCTTCGAGCACCATGTCCACTTCCTGTCCAGCCGCCGTGCGCCAGTAGAAACATTCCGGCTGAATCTTGCTCCAAGCCGATTGTTTGCGCAGTTCCATCAACACAAAATTCTCCAGCACCCCGCCCGCCAATGTGCCGTCGACCTTGAGCCGTTCCACGGTCAATCCCAATAAATGGGCCAGCAGCCCTGTGTCATCCAAATAAACCTTTGGGGTTTGAATGAGGCGTTGTCCCAAGTTGCTCGACCAAGGCTGCAACAGTTGCACCAGAAACGTGGCTTCCAACAGGGCGAAATAGCGTTTTAATGTTGTTTGCGGCAACGCGAGGGTTCGTGATAGGTCAGCAAAATTCAACAGACCACCGGCACGGGTGGCGACGACCGAGAGCAGACGGGGCACAGCCGTCACGTCAGCAACATTGCTCAGGTCACGAACATCACGCTGGAGAATCGTCGTCAAGTAGGATTGGAACCAGGCCTTGCGGCGCGCCACGGTGTTGCGGGCAACCACCAAGGGATAGCCTCCGGCCAGAACTTTCTCAAATAGTTCATCGCGCCGAACCCCGCTTGATTTTCCTGATGACCAGACCGGCTGCTTGGAAAATAATGCGTCAACGAAGCCCTCTCTAACGCCTTCCAATTCGCCCTGTGAAAACGGCCACAGCGTCAGCAACTCCATGCGACCCGCCAAAGACTCGGACAATTTCGGCAGGAGCATCACATTCGCGGAACCTGTGAGCAAAAACCGTCCCGCTTCCCGTTTCCGGTCAATGGCCACTTTGATGACGGGGAAGAGTTCGGGCACATGCTGCACTTCATCCAGGGTGACGGGCGTGTTCAAACCGGCAATGAAACCGTTGGGATCGCGCTTGGCCGCTGCCAAAACGCCGGGATCATCAAACGTCAGATACTGGCGCCCTGGTTTCATCAGCTCCGCCGATTGCACCAAAGTGCTTTTGCCGGTTTGCCGGGCACCATTCACGAGGACGGACGGCGTGTCCTCCAAAGCCTGGAGGAGATGTTCGGTAATGTGGCGACGAATCATGGCTGTATAATCAACCACAACACGGATGATAATCAACCAGCATTTGGATGCAGTCCGACCGACGTGATAAAAGGTCTCCGACTAAATCTGCCCGACACGCCACAGAAACCCGGCAACCATCAGGGAGAAACAAGTGCCAGCAGAAGTGCTAGCACGGACGGTTTCTTTGGTGCTCCTGATGTGGAGCTTGCCCGCCGCGTCCCGCCAAGCAGCCTGCCAGTATTTCGAGTGTGGTCGTCGATGGAGTGAGGCCATACCGGTTTTCTGCCGTTCGGGTGATTAAGTGCTAACGAAAGTGTTAACATCAACCACGTAATTGACGTTCGATGAAGTTCATTTTGCCAGGACACTCGCGGTTTTGGAGCGGGTGAAGGGAATCGAACCTCATCTCTCGGCAGCTGAATAGCGTCGCCAATCATGCCAGTTCTTCAGCGAGGAATTTGTTCGGTCGAGCCTGTGGGCCAGGAAAGAAGAACCGTCCGTCAAGCTCACCACCTTCTCACCACCGGGCTCTGGATCAGTCTCTATCCAGGCACCACTCCCGAAACCACGGCGATCCAGCCGCGAAACTCGCCACCGCAGTCGCCACGTTCGTTTTACGCACCGAACCGAGCATCCGGAGCCGCAGGCTCTGCGCCCGATAGTTGGAAGGCTCGCGATGGATGGGCAGCGTTCCTGGCATCTCCTCAGGCAACCGATTGGGTCGGCAGCGGGATGACATTACCGGAAGCGGCTTTCAGCCCAAAGCTCACCCGTTTGCTCATCTCAAAACTGTGTTCCTGGCGCAGCTGGCCATCGGGGAGCGACGTGCCATACAAAGAAGGCGTTGCGGCCTTTGCGCTTGACCTGGAAACAGCGAAACTTGAAGTCGCGGGCGCCGCAAGCTACGGACGCCGGCAGGCCTCGGGGTTTTCTTTTCCGGTCCTCCGGTGGCTCATAATCGCCGCTTGCAAAAGCCAAATCCTGCAGCGCCATGAGACCGGTCTGGTAGCAGCACTTATTGCTCCGTGCCCAGCCGCGGATGTTGAGGCGAAACCAAATCTGCTGCGGACACTTGCGCTCAAGATGGCGCAACAAGCCGAGCATCACAATTGGGGCATCACCATGCCCAATATCCTGTGCCATTTTTTTTCAAAACCAGCCTAGACAGGCACAAAACATCCCTCTATGGTGAGCCCACGAGATTTGAGCATCTCGGTTCGTGGGTTCCCACGGCTTACTCCCCCGTCCTTTTGCACAGGATAGGGGAAGTGTGTCTAAGTGCGTGAAATCTGGCTGCTTACTGTTGTTTGCTCTAAGACCGCAAAGGCGTAACTACCCAAACAGTCGGATCACCCGATTCGAGATCATCTGAACCGATATCTTGTCTTCGTGGAATCGACAACCGATTCCCAAGATGGCATTTGTTTATAAAATCAATCCTACTATCGCAAGACAAAACCGCTATATTGTGAAACACAATTGTCTTTAGTGGAAAACGAAAGGCGATCCCGGGGGGACGGGATCGCCAGAAGTCGCGCCAAAAGAAGCCGATTAATCTAAGCCGATCAAATCCATTTGTCTGGGTTTAGGGGCTGCGATCACCGCAACGTTTGGATCGTGAGCGGCTGTTGTAAACCCTGTATTTGAAAACACCTCCGAGTACAGGGCATCCAGCTTATCGGCCGCCACCGGGCCGATGGCAAGATTATCGCGCAAAGCGACCACTTCACCGTCGAGGGCCACCAGGCTCCCGTCAACGAGGCGATCGAGGGTGGTCTCCTTTCCATTGGGCAAGTCGGTCTGGTGCGGGGTCACAGACTCAGGCAATCGCACCACCGTTAACGGACGGCCTTGGTTTTCCGCATGAAGGGTGGCCGCCACCTGCATATCCCTGTAGCTGCGGTTGTTGGGAAACTTCTCCTGCAGCTCGCGCCAGGTTTCTTCGGGGTGAGCGCTGGCCACGCGCGCCAGCATGAGCTTCAGGTTTTGATCGAAGTTCCCCTGGCGCTGGCTGTTTTCCTTGCTGAGATGGGATAGGTACCGGGTCACCAGGGCCTGCGGCTCCTTTAGAAGGCGTTCGGCGGTAGCCACGCCGATTCGAGTGGGCGTATTCTCCAACTCCTTCAACAGAGCGCTCTGCACCAGGTTGCGTTCGATTCCGGAAGATTCGACCGCCTTCAGAATCAGCGGCTGCAGTTTCACTGCCAACTGCGGACCGACCTTCCCGTGGAGTTTAGCATCATGAGAATTCAGTTTCACACCTCATTCTAATCCGCTAGGACCCCTGCTCGCGCAGAAAAGAAAATGCACGTGAAGTTATCGAGTAAGAATTTCAGAACCTAGACACACCACGGGACCTATACTTAACACCATGAAGATTTCGGACTCCTACAACGAGCTGAATCGGGTCGCTGACGGTTACCTTTACCAGCAATTGCAGGCCGTGGCCGCTCAACCGCTGCCACCCAATTACGAGCTCTTCAAGACATCGCAACGGGAACGCATCGGCAAAGCCCGGGTGGCCGAACAGTTCGAGTGGAGCCCCGCGAAAGCGCAGCGGAAGGTCAAAGAGGGAAGTCAACTTGGGGCAACCATCATGAAGCACCTCGAAAGCGTTGATGCCAAAGATGCGCCTCAAATCGCCAAAGGGATCGCCGACAGGATTGTCGAAAGCCTGGGCGAAATTGTGACACGGCTCATGATCGAGCAAGAGAAAACACTCAGGCCACCCCAACCCGTCGGAATTAGCTTCTAAGATCGAAAATAGCCCACCATTAACATCCCCCCAGACTCCCCCCACCGAAGCCACCCATACCGCAAATGGGTGGTAAAGACCGCCGAAAGGTTGAAAAGGGTGCGACGGAACCCTCAAAAGGGTCAAAAGTGTAAAACGCCGCGCCCGACCAAAAAGGGTCAGGAGGCAGGCGCGGCGGCAGCAGCGCCGGGGAGCGGCCAGCGGTCAGCGGGACAGCGGCGGAGGCGCAGCCACGGATTGACTCCAGAGCCCTTGAGAGGGCACCCACAGTGAGGGTGCGTGCATCTAGGCCATTTAGGGTCAAACCATCCATCATCCCCCACGCAGGCACGGCATGCCGCCTCACGCGCCTGCAGCATCGCTGTCCAGGGCGATCTGAGGCGCTCGAGGGATGCCTCCATATAAGGTGGCAAAGGCTTTGCGACGTGAGGCCGATGGGTGATTCGAAAGATCATACTAAGGGTACCTTGAGCGCGAAGGCGTTCGCCGCGATTACCTCCAGATCGATTTCGATCTGACCCCCACCGTAACACTCGTTGACGATCGTCAAGCCAGAGCCTGGCGCAGGATAATTGCTGGCATAGTACCAAGGGCTGGGAGCGACAGCGCCGCAGTCCACAACTCCGTTTGAGTCCAGGGAGCACGATATTGAGCGTTCGACCTCGACAGTCTGCCAGCCAGTTCCAGGCCAACGGTTATGAGCATCACAGATCATGCTCTCGTTGATCGGAACTGCGATGGTCCGAACCTTCGTCTTGCGCACAAAAGCTCCCAGACTGTTCGGCACCATATCGCGCCAGGCCAACGGTATGGCCTGAAGCGCGTTTACATCGGTAAGTCGGACCTGATAGGTAACCACTTTCCGCTCGCTGCCAAAGAGCCAGTTGCTGGAGCCGCCAAGCATCCAATTGTTGTCTTCGCAGTAAGGCGCGAAGCCCGAGCTCGTTGACGCCGTGGCCACATAGTAGGACGTGATTTCCGCCCAATCCACATAGCTGCCAGGGTCAGGAGTCGAGCCTCCAGCCGGGTTGCCGGTCTTTGAGATCTTCCCGCTGCTTGAACAGGGCGTATCCCCGACCGGCGTGCCCCCCTTGAAGACATCAGTCTTCGCCCAGAGGCTGGCCGGCAGCATGACCCTGGCCGAGGTCAATTTGTCGATGGCGGCCGCAAACTGGTTAAAGATCTCCGCCCGTGCGTAAGTGCAAGGCAAGGGCCCGTAACCCCAGGAGTTCCAGCCCGTCTCGGCTGCGGGCAAGCACTGCAGGGAAGTGCCTCCAAAAGCGTCGTAACAAAGGTTGCGGAATGAGTAGTCGAAGATCTGGCACGAATCATCGCCACAGTCGCAGGAATAGGTGGACGTGGTTGCCTCGTCAACAAACCCTTCGCACATTGACCTAAGCACCACATCTGCCTGGGTGAACCAATCGCTCAAAAAGGGTGTATCGGTCAGGTCCTGCCGATCGTTTCCATCCTCGTAAGGTTCATCCATCAAACGCACGAACAGTGCGCTGGGCCAAATGGAAGCGCTCGGCGCGCCAGTCTCGGTATTGATCCATGACCCAAATGAGCTGTCGCCGATCCTCCAGACCGGTACGTAGCCCGTTGCCTTCCTGAGCATGTATTCCCTGAGCCCATTGTCCTTAGTCCGATAATCCTCCGGAGCGTCCAAATCCGTGAGCGCCAGGCGCGCCACGTCGCCCGAGCTCCAGGTTGTAGGATCGCGGTCCACCACCGCTGGCGCTGACTCATGCGCTTGCAGTCGCCCGCTGAGCGTCACCTTGATCAGATCCTCACCGTTAACCGTTTCAACAACTACCGATTCCACCTCGATCGGCGGCTCGTAAATCGGGCAGCTCTTGTAATGGCGGACATCATCGGGCGCGGCGCCCGTTCCTGGCGCGTAATTCCATCCGGATGGCGCTTCAGGCACCGACCAAGATGAATCGCCCCCAGCGATCATCCGTGTCATTGCAGGCGTCCTGCCAAACCGTGGCCCAAACAAACATCTCGACACCCACGGCCAGTAATCGCCGTACACACTTGGGTGCCAGATGCTGCTACTATGGATCGAGAAGGGCTTGAGATTCAGATCCATGACCCAGCGGTTGGTACGCCCGCCAGGCGGTGCGACCTTCCGAATCCCGTCGGCCTCGCAGACCATCGCGTCGCCATGCGCGGTGAAAGTCTTATCCTTTCCAGCCGTGAACACCTGGTTCGCGTCATACTTTGCTCCTGCGTAACTGACCGACCCTCGGCCATCCTTAGACTTCACTACATATCTAACCCCGGTCACCAGCTCCCCGCTCGCGAAGGCCCCTGTCAAAGGTCCCAGGTCCGCAAACATGTCGATATTGTTTTTGCCCATTACCTTCGCGTAGCGATCGAAATAAAGGATGCTCTTGCCGCCGCTCACCGCGTAGGCCCGGATCTGGAAGGCCGGCATGAGCCGCACGTGTTGGCTAAGCCGGCGAGCCGCGTCCCAAACCGGGTTGGAGTTCACACTACCGCCAATTAGCGTGTTGGCCTGGGGAAGGCCGTCAGCTGAAGAAATGTTCAGCACGCACCCATATTTCCAATAATTGTCCGAGACCTCCTTAGGCTCGGCTAGGTCGATCCCGCGCGTGTCCACCGATCGCAACCCGTCACCCGTGGTGGTAGCCAGGCGCAGCAAGGCGGTCAGATCATCCAAGCCTGGTATGTACTGGAGCAGCTCGTCAGCCTCGACGCTGATGGATCCCGCGCGCAGTCCGTTCGTGCAGATCACTTCCAGGTCGCCAATCTTCGGGTCCTCGAAAATCACTTTGACGCTGGGTACCGCATCGCCAGTTTTGCCGCTAGGAGCTCGGCTGGGCACAATCAGCGTGCCTCGAGGCTCGCCACCTATGCGGATCTCGAGGGTCGCGTCCTCGAGCAAGCCGGTACCCTTCGCCCATATCCCGCAAATGATGCATTTAGAATCCACTCGCCACTTGGGTCCGCCGCCCGTCCAGATCACCGACTTGCCAGCCCCGGATGGACCGCTCAAGCGCCCCACTGGATAAATCGCGGACACGCCTTGGCCGCGCTCTTTGCCACGCGCGGGAGCGAGCTGGTACTGTTTGGTGGTAAAACCCTGATTGTAAAACGCCCGCGCCAGGCTCAGCCGCGTCCCGATCGGCGTCTGCGCCGGATCGTAGCCCCGAAACTCTCGGGCAAAGGCATTCTGCATTACCCCAAGATGATCAGCCCAATTGTGCGCCGGAGCCGCCGCGGCCTTGTAAGGCCCCTCAATCCATTCGCTGGTCGGGAGCACTTCCACCACGCAGCAGGATCCATCCCCGCGATAGGTGTAGATGACGTATTCCCGCTTCCGCTCGATAATTCCAGCAATGTCTCCAGGAACGTCAGGACAGTTCCCCGGGTACGTTTTCACGATTGCCGGGTTTTTGAGATTGGTGAAGAACCGCGCGAAGCTGCTCACCTGGTCATAAGGATCGGCGCACTGGCCTACGTATTGCGGCTGCGGTTGGTAGCCTCCCCAGCTCGTTCCAATCCTACTCAGCGGTCCAGTCCGGACCTGGTCATAGGCTCGTGCGGCGTCAATCATCGGAGCTGCCCGCACGCCGGTGCTCGGGTCCTGCGCTCCTCGTTGGTACCTCGCTAAGCGGTGGCAGTATTCCACCAGGTCGCTCGAGCCGCCCACCAGGCGCAGGGGCACGTCCAACCTGCTTGCCTCATCCAAGTACCCCGCCGCCTCGTTTCCGTATTCATAGGCATTGCCCAGATTGTTGAGATTAGCCCCCTCGGGGTCGCCGGGCGCTGCGTCCGGCCATTGACCTTCCTCCGGACGGAGCATCATCCAATAATAGAAGTACTCCGCCTGGCTCGGGCATTTCTCGCCCGATTCGTCGCAATTGCGAATCGCCCGAAAAAGCCCGACCCAATAGTCGAACAGCCTCCAATGTCCGTCGCCAATGCCCGAAAGCGTTCGCGCATTGAACGAGCGCGCCAGGCCAATGGCCTGCGTGCTAGTGATCTTGGCGCCTTTGCTGACCCGTGGCGCCTTCGGAAAGGAGATCAAAGGGTGTCCTCAGATATGGCGAGGATTACCGGTCGCTCGCCATGGCTGGCGATTGCGGCCGACCTCGCCGAGTCCGCCGCTCTTAGGTCGCCGGGTCTCCGGCCTCGGTGGCGTCGATTTCGATCTTCACGACCGGGTTCCCGGCCGCGGCCGATTCCACGCGCGTTTTCGGGTAGCCGGCCGTTTGCTTGGTCTTGCGCATCGGGCCGTAGGGCTCGCCCGGTTTCATGATCGAATCGAGGACGTCTGTGCCGGCGTCCTTCTGGACGTAAACGTTCACGTCCGTCTGGCCGGCGTTGATGAGTAGAAGGAAATAATCGTTATCCACGTTGCCCGTGCCGTGGTTCACGATGTCCCCAAGGTCCACGTCCGCCTTGGCAGTCACGAACTGGGAACGCGTTTGCATCGCGCCACCAAGGGTGGTCTGCATGTTCTGAACCTTTTTATCGGTCGTGTTTCCGATCTGGATACCGTCGCGCGCTGCGCTCAGTCCAAACTGTAGGTTGATCTCGTCTGCCATAGTTTTGTTTTGGTTTTGGGTTGGTCCTGCTCGCTCGGTTTAGCCCCACACGGCTACGAATTGCTGTGGCGCAGAGGGCGCATTGCCCTTTGCGGTAGGTTTTGCGAAAACGCCGCTGGCCGTCTGCGTGACCAGCACTCCTGGTGATTGCAATGGGCGCTGCCTATCGATTTGTTTGCGCAACGCACGGACCTGCGCGCTTAGAGGAGAATTGGGAAGGGGAGTGAGTTCTGGCATAAAGACTAGAGAGGTTTTCCGAAGTAAAATTCGTCGTAAGCGTTCGCTCCTTGGTATTGCTGCGTCAGGAGATACTGTCCCTTGCTCGTCTCATCCAGGTCGGGCCGAAGCTTCAGCCATACGATTGAATCATCGATCCCTTCGAAATCCAGCAGGTTGGCCTGGCGCAGGCTGGGCTCGACGCGTAGAAGCGTGGATTTGGTGAACACCGATCGCGAATTCTCGTGGACCATCGCCAGCTCGCTGGTGTCGGTAAGCGTCTCCGTTTTCTGGAGCAAATAGTACTCCTCTTCGAAGCTATCCAGGTTGCGGAACAGATGATCCCGGACCTGTCTGGCCACGGCCAAAAGAGTGCCATCCCTGATTTCAGCCTTCATCCAGTCTGGCTCCGGAGGCTCTGGCGCGTCTTTGTCGAGCAAGCTTTGCTGGTACCGGGTCACTTCGGCGATGATGCGCGGAAGCCAGCTCCTATTTTTAGCCAGCAGGGGAATGACCTTCCAATATTCCGCGATGTACTTTTGCGCCAGCAAGGTCCGACAAGTCCATCTGCGCGTGACGGGATCGACTGGCGTAATATCGCCCACGTTTCCCGTCGGAGTCGGGACAGCGGTCGGATATACCAGCTCGATCGTTGTTTCCAATCCATCGCGCGTGATGTTCCGCTCGATGTAGCCTTTGCGGATGGCATGCAGGGCCGTCAATTCCATGCCGGCCGGACCTTTCCAGGTCAAAATACGCTGGTTGCCTGCGCTGGCGCTCCAATGATCGTGGACAGGTTGCTCGAGGTAGGCCTGCGGCCCAGTCATTTGTGCCATAGGTCAAAACGTCTCGTTGTGGCGCACCGTCTGCCGCAGATCGTGCACTTCGCGTTTGATTTGCTGGAGCTCCTTGATGACGTCCTTCTGCAAATTGATTCCCAGCATTGAGTAAGCCTGCGCCCCTCCCCCGACAAAAACCCCCATGCGTGCCAGCCGATCGGTGTCAGGACGCTGCCAATTCATTTCCCCGCCCGCCTTCGATAGAGCCTCTTGATCGTCTATGATCTGAGATGTCAGCTCCTGCCGTTGGAGAGGGTTTTTGATGCCCTTGAGTTTTTTGATGTTTTCTGCAATTTGCTTCCGAAGCATATCCGCTCTTTGGCTCGGACTCCCCAGCGCGAAGGCATTCTTTTTGGCCAATTCTTGCGCCAGCTTTTCATCGTCCTTTCGGCTGGTCTGCGCTTGCATCAACGATGCTTGCGCACGTTCAACGGCGCCTTCCCCACGATCCCCCAGTTCCGGAGCCTGCGTGGCCATCGCCACCTCATCGAACGAAGCCTTATCATTATTGAGGATGGCCGACAACATTGCTGCGCCCCCAATCCCGCGGTGCATGAGCCGCGCAAGCCAGCCTTCGCCTTTCTTCATCGCTCCGGCAGTGTTAGCTCTGGTACGCTGGATCCGGCGATTGGCATCTAGCATTGCGGCATCGTATCCACTGTCGGAAGATGCTCTGTCAAGCTCGCTCCCAAGTCCCGCTCTGAGTGCAGGCATCAGCGATCGAAATTCCCGGCCCAAAAGCTTGATCGCCGCCGCGTATTGCTGTGCCGTGAGCGTTCCCTTCTCCATGCTCTTGGCAATTTTCACGAATAGGTCAGACCCATCGCTCCTTGCCAGTTCGCCATGCTCAATTCCAAAAGCCTTAAACGCCTCAGCCATCTCCTTCGATCCCCCGAGAGCTTCCCCTTGATGGCCGCGCAGACGCTCGGCCATACCGTAGATTGCCTGGGGTTCAAATTCGTCGACTACGCTGCTGCGATTTATGACCTTTAGCTCCTCAGGAGTGAACCCGGTCGCGAGGGACATCCGACGACGCTCGCCAGCTTTGCTTGCTTGGCTCAAATAGTTGCCTCCGAGTCCGATTATCGCTGAGGCGATCAATCCCGGAATGGAGACAAGCTTGCTGGCTATTTGTGCGATGAACGGAACTTGCGCGAGAAACGATCCGAAGAATCCAGCGCTCGCCACATCTCCTAGCGCACCCATACCAGCTCGGCCAGATCCGTCAGAGGCCTTGGCAAACCCAGCTTGCATTGCCAATTGCAGTTCCGTCCTCTGCGTCCCTAATTGTTGCTGCCTAAGCAACAACGCGCTGCGCCGATATTGGTTGCCAGACGCCGTGGCCCTTGCCAGCCGCTCCTCGTTGAGGGCCTCCTGCTGCTTGAGCCTGGATAAGCGTTCCTCGACGCTCAGGCTCGCCTCACGTTCCTTCCGATGCTGCTGTGCAAAAGTCGCTCGTTCCTTGTCCCATTTGGCCTGCTTCTGTTTGAGCTGCTCCGCTCGTTGTTCCGCAGCCTGCGCGGCGTTGATTTCGGCGGTGACCTTCTTCAGCCCGGCAATCGCCTGGTCCGAATCGGCATCGATTTCAATCCCGAATTTCATCAGGCTTTAGCCTCCGCGCTTTCCTGCGCTTTTGCCTGCGCCGCGGCTCGCAGTATGGCCAATAGCTCCCTTTCATCGTCGCTAATGGGATCGGCCTTACCGCGCATTTCTCGCCAGCAGATTGAATCCCACATTAGCTCGTGGATTGGCGTATCCATGACTTTCTCCGGGCTCATATGCATCTCGGTCACGGCCCAGACCTTAAGGCATTGGATATAGGGCGACTTGAGCGCTCGAGCCTTGCCAGATCCCTCCCAAAGCTCGGGCAGCTTATAGCTCGCACAGAGCCATGCGGAAAACCGCAGACATGACTCAAGGCTTCGGTCGAAATTGCCAACGTGGAATCGCTTTCCGAGCCTTCGGATCCACCATCGCCCCCGCCAACTCCGCAGAAGCCGCCAGGCTTCCGCCGCGGGCCGGCTGCATATCAGCAGTGCCATGGCCAGGTCTCCGCGCATCGGGTCGGCAGCCTGCGCGCAAACGAACGGACTCTTGATCCTCTCCAAGATCAGGGCATGCCCGTAGGTGAATGCAATCAACTGAACGCCGCAAATCCTCGGGGGATCAGCGAGGCACGAACCTGCGTATGTCGCGGCGTCCAGCACGGGAGGTCAGGCTCAGGTTACAGCCGCAGTAAGGTTGGCCGCCGTCTGATGGCTGAACTTCACCAATGGCAATGTCATCTTCGCCTCACCGGTCGGCGATCGAAGGATCTGGCCTCCCTGCTCATAAACCCAATCTCCGTTCAGGTCCGTTTCGTCAAAGTTCGCCAGTGTGACCTTGGTGCATTCGTTGGGGAGCTGGAGCGCCTTCAGCGCGTCATCCCCTGCGCCCGGCGTAGCGGCCGAGACCATGTAACAGTCGATCGTGATCGCCTTGTGCTTGTTTCGAAGCGCGTATCCTTGCACCTCGCCGTTGCCATCGGTTCTTCGGGAGATGTCGGCGCCTCCAGTTACCGTGTGACCTTGCACTTCGAGTTTCGCCGCTGCGTCTAGCGCGGGGGATACGAGCGTAACCAAGGCCGTGAGTTCCACGCCTTGCACCGTTGCTTTGCCTGTTTCGATCATAATTTGAGAGGGTTAAGAATTGTCGGTTTCAGTGAAATCATTGGGACGCCACGTGCATGCGCGTGGAGAGCACCATCTCGCGAATAATGTATCCAGCGTCAGTTTTTCCGATTGCCGCGAAAGAAACCAACCGAAAGGGATACCACCATTCCGAGGCCCTCCAGCCGCTCGAGACCAGGAGAGCGACCGCCAACATTGCGCTCTGCTGCGCCGTCTTGGTCATTGGAGTTTTAACCGACCGGTTTTCTCCAAACATCAGCGAGACCTTTGCACCTGCGAATCGCACATTGTCAGTGCCCTCGAGTGTTGGCTCCTGGACCTCCACGCCACAACTGCACCGTATGACGCTGAGCCTGAGTTCCTCCTCTGGATTGCCCCGCTCCTGCATCACAACGGCCACGCCCAGGCCGGGCTTGTCGGCGTTCACAAACCACGGATCGCTCACCAGGCGCGCGATGATCCGCTCCTGCAAATCGGTCAACAAATTGAAGGGGAAATCGGCCATGGGCTAAATACAGATCTTTCGGTCGCCACCCCAGCCAACTCTGGACGGCGGAGTTGCGGTCGGGTCCACGTCCACTCCTTTGAGGCCCTTCAGACGGTCCAGGGCTGCGCGTGCGGCGTCTTTACGGGCATCCGTGGCCGAGACGCCTACCCGGTTTTCAATCCGCGCCACGGTCAAATCCACCGCCTCGGTCAACAGCGACTCAGGGATCGTCCCTTTAGGTCCGATTGTCACTACGCGCTGCGCATAGGACCGAATCTGCTCAGTCACCTGCGTGATCGTGGGCGCGACCGGATCCGCCTGCCCGGCCGCCAGCGCCAGGGCCCGCCATTGATCCAGCTCCGCTCCGCTTACGGCTGTCAGCAAATCCGCCTCAGTCAATTGTCGCCAGGTGATCATGGTTAAGGGTCCCTCTCCACGTAGACCAGCTTGAGGTTTAGCGCCCTGACAGCCGAAGTAAGCGTAGTGACAGATGCGAACTGACCTAGTAGGCCAAGGGAAGCAACCTTCGTCGTGTTGGTCGCGACGGCGGTCCCGTCAATGAGCCCGACAAGGCTCGACCCAGCGTTGTAGTCCAGTTCCCAGTGGTGAAAGCTGGTATCCGGTGTGATCCCGGTATCTGTCACAGATGGCCCGCTTCCGTCGTCAGAAACAAGCTTCCATTTGGTATCCGAAGCCCCCGTCGAGTAGCGAAACGCCATACAAGAACGGCTCGATCCATCTGCGCCCGCTTGGGTTCCCGGAAAATCCGTGACCCCTAGCCAAACCCGCTCGCTCGTGGTGTTGGTTAGGGCCCCCCACCAATGGATTTTGAAGCTCTTTGTCTGAGGCAGATTTACGTTACTCTCGTAAATATAAGCCTGATTTCCGCTAGTTGACCCCGTTCGATAGGCCCTATAGCCACCTTCCGTCGAAGTCGGCGCAACTACCCCGGTAGTGCCGCTGTCACCAAACGTTGATGCTGGCACTAGGGTCCAAGCGTTGGCGGGGTTGTACTCGGCAAACCAAACGACTCGACCTCCAAGGTTAGATCCACCAGAGCTACCACCCGAAGCACTAACCGTGTAAGTCGTGACGCCGGCGACCGTATTGCTCGACACCGAGGTGCCCCCACCGTTCGCCACGATGGTATTTACCGCCATGTTCGCGGCCGGAACCGTACCCGATGCGATGGCGCTTCCGTTCAGCCCAAAAAGATTGCTCCCAGGCCCAGAAAATCCCCCAACGCTGTAAATCATGTTTGGAGCGTAGAGCGCCTGATTCGCGCTCGGGAATCGCAACCACTGGCTGGCCACTGCCTGACCTAGAGCCAACTGGCCATTGTCGCTCAAATGCAGGCCGTAATCCGTCGGCGCGGCGGCATACAGAAACCACCAGGTGTTTGTGCTAGGAACAGCAATGTCGTTGTCCACCAGCATCAGCCAAGACGTGTTCTTTGCTGCTTCCTTGCGGATCAAGTCATTCAGCAAAGCCCTCGTGGCTTCCTGCGGAGCGCTCAGCTTGGCCGAATCCTGAATCGTAAACCCGATCACCGGGTAATAATTGGTCTGATGCGCCAGCCACCACATGTTGGTAAGGCCCTTAACCCAGAGATTGGTGTCGATGGTATCAAACAAAAGGTCATTGATGCCGAACATCAGAGCACAGGCTGCATTGGTCCCTGGAACTAACGACGGGGCATAATTCGTGAAGTAACGCGAGCCCGACCCATAGACCCCATAGAACGAATTCGACACGTCGGCCAGGTGATAGCTCGATTGCGCGTAATCGATCAGTGTCAGGTTGGTGAAGAACGAATTGTTGACCAGGTAGTAACACCAGCTATGGCTAGCGCCCGTCGGGGCCTCTTGCGTGAGTGAGTCGCCGTAGGTCACCAGCGCGGTGGGTTTCGCAAAAAAGAACGGGTAATTGTTCAGCGTCGCTGGCCCCACCAAACTGGTCGCTGCACCGCCACCGCCTCCGCCGCTGATCGCCACGCTCGAAACTGCCGTTGCCCGGCCCTTGGCATCCAGGGTGATCTGCGGAACGTGCGTCGAATCTCCGTAGGTGCCAGCCGATACACCGCTGGTCCCAAGCGTCGGATTCGGATAAGTCCCAGTTAAATCTCCTCCAGCGGTCCCAGTCGCCCCTGGGAACGTGATCGCCACGCTCGAAGCCGAGGTTGCGCGTCCTTTTGCATCCAAGGTCACCTGCGACACGTGGGTAGCGTCTCCGTAGCTGCCGGCCGTAACACCGCTCGTGCCAAGCGTTGGGTTGGGATAAGTCCCGGTCAAATCACCACCAGCGGTCCCAGTCGCCCCTGGGAACGTGATCGCCACGCTCGAAGCCGAGGTTGCGCGTCCTTTAGCATCCAAGGTCACCTGCGACACGTGGGTAGCGTCTCCGTAGCTGCCGGCCGTAACACCGCTCGTGCCCAGCGTGGGATTGGGATATGTCCCGGTCAAATCACCGCCAGCGCTGCCGCCAGGCGCGGTCCCGCTGATCGCGATGCTCGATACTCCCGTCGCTCGGCCTTTTGCGTCCAGCGTCACCTGCGGCACATGCGTCGCGTCGCCGTAGGTCCCGGCCGTCACGCCGCTGGTCCCTAGCGTTGGATTCGGATAAGTGCCCGTCAAATCCCCGCCAGCGCTGCCACCAGGCGCTGTCCCACTGATAGCGATACTCGATACTCCCGTCGCCCGGCCCTTTGCGTCCAGCGTCACCTGCGGCACGTGCGTCGCGTCGCCGTAGGTCCCGGCCGTCACACCGCTCGTGCCGAGCGTCGGGTTCGGATAACTCCCGATAAGATCTCCCCCTGCTGATCCGCCTGGGAATGTTCCGGTGATTGCGACGGAACTGGCGCCGGTCACTTGCCCTTTGGCGTTAACGGTAACCTGCGCGGCGTGCGTCGCATCGCCATAAGTCCCAATGCTCGCATTCACATTGGTCAGCGTGGGATTCGGATAGGTTCCTGCCAGATCTCCACCAGCCGGCCCGCTCGGAGTGCCGCCTCCGCCCCCTCCGCCGCCACCGGCATGCTCCAATCCGTCTCCGCCGATCACCTTTGTCGAATCCCCGTCCAGCGCCAGCGCATTTGTGACAACGCTAAAGGTCGGAAACGCGGAGTCTCCAGGCTTGTAGCCGCCGAGGATCGCCAGATTAGTGACCGAGAGCCACAGGTTGGTGTTGGCAACGCTGGCCAGCCGATAGACCGTCACCCCTCCCATGTCAAATGTTGTAATCGCCGTAGCCTGCGCCGTACCAGACAGCGTCAGGGTCGCGCTGGCACTGTTGGATTGCCAGTGACTGCCATCAGTAGACCGGTCGAAAAGGGCCACCAAGGTCCCGCTGTTGGTTCCCCCGCCTCCGGCGAACTGGGCCGTGATCGAGATGGACAGCATTCGGGAGGTTCCGTAAACGCCGCTCGCCGCATAGCTGTTTGTCGATGCCGCCGCCACATTGTTCGTCCCACCGTTCAGGTAGACGAATTGAGCCCAGCCGACCTGGCAAATGGTCAGCGCCGAAAGGGCCAAAAGGACGCGTAACGGTTTCATTATTTCAAAGCGGATATCCATCCGCCAACAGGCATTTGCACCGCGCTGGTAATAAACGTGTTATCCCCGGTGAGCGCGGAATAGAGCCCGTTGGTGATCATTTCATGCATGAGCACATTTGGGTGTTGATCGTTTCCCCATGCCGTGGTCGCGCCCGTCGAGTCTCCAACCACGCCCGAAGCCACAAGCGATTTTAGGTATGCGTGCAGATCAAAGAATGGCACGCCTTGGGCATTCGCTGCCGCGAGTTGGGCGGCCCGAACCGGGCCATAATTCGAGTAATCCGCCGAAAGCGTGTCGCCGAGACCATTCGCGAAGTTCAGCCAATGGGCCGACATGACTAGGATTCTTTGGCATCCCTGCGTTGGGTCCGCGTTGTCGGCGATTCGACTCCAACCTGATGGCCCTGCCTGTGCATTTCGATAGATCCAGATCCTTGGCGCGGGAGAACCTGACAGATCTCCGGTGACCGTTGGCAGATTGGGGGGCGATCCGATATTGTATCCCCCGGTGCCTGAGTTATCCGCCTGAACCAGGTATCGAGACTCGTTTGGTATCAGAGGCTTAAAACCATAGGTTTGATAGGCGGGAAGATTTGCCGGAGCCGCAACTACTCCGGAGACTCCGTTCCGAATTGCCCGGATAATCTGTTCAATCTGGCTCTGCGTCTGGGCCTGTGAATATGTGCCAGGATCATTCACCCCGATCATGAGGGTGCATGCTGTTGGAACTTCAAACACCGTGCCTCTTTGGCCCTGGCTCGATATGACCATCAGTTGCTGTGGGATGATTGAGAGTAGATCCTGGGTTTTAAAACCGGCATGCCCGCAATTTCTGGCGATGCAATTCGCCCCGGCTGCCCGAAGCCTGGCTGACACTTTAGCCGGGTACATATCGCTGACCATCACTCCAAGCGTATATGCCATCGTGATTGAGTCCCCGAAACAATAGATCGTGGCCCCTCTCGGTGATTTCGTGAACGCGGTTTGAATCGCTGAGGATGACATAACTTTAGCAGATGAAACTGGGCGTCACGTTTACGGCGCCACTGATGCTCGCTTTGATGCTCAAATGGCCGGAAGTCGCCCCGACTAATCCCTGCACTGGAAGCGGCCATGTGTCGTTTGCGGGGATGTCATGCTGGAAGACGATCAAGGAGCCCGTTACGTCTTGGCCGTAGACGGTGACCGTGCCAGATGACGTGTTCACGAATAACAGCCCAATTAATGCCCGACCTAGGTTAAATGGAGTGGCCCAGATTGACGTCAGCGCCTGATAAGAAGCCGTGAGTGTCTTGGGCAACGCGGAAGATGGAACATGCGGCATTTCCTCGTAGCCGGCGTTACGGTCGACCACCAGGCCCCAGATCCGATGATCCGATGCCACAGACGGAATTGCCGAGGCTTCTATCCTGACCGCGTGCTCGGTGTCCGACAGTCCAGTAACGACGAACGCTGATTCTATGCCGAAATTGGTGATTGTCGCCCCATTCTCCAAAAAACGTTTTCGCAGCACTCTGTATGCTACGCCGTCGATGATTAGGTCGAAGTCCGGATAAGCCCCGCCACCGGAATTGTTCATGGTCGGGTCGTACCGAACCCCAACCACCGTGCCCCTGACCTTAGTCTGGATACTGAATTCGCTGCTCGATGATCCCGCGGGCATAGCCGGAATCGTTCCCGAAAAGCAACATGATCCGGACCCATCGGGGTTCCCTAGCCCAAGGTATCCATCGTAGAACGTGAACCCGCTGGTCGTAATCGAATCCTTTCGAAACGGATAACTGACAAGATTATTACGGGCATTGACCCTTATGTGCCCCTGTTCTGTGCCATCATCCACCCAGGCTTTTGCAAAACTGGAATCGGGAGGCGGTGAAAATAGATCGTTGCTCATAACCTTAGCTCGTTGTTACCCTCAAATCTGTCACTCCAACTGGATTGCCGTTCGCGTCTCTCGTGAAAGCATCTTGGACCACTGTCTTCCCGGAATTTGCGTGGCTCAATGTGTATCCGTTCACCAGCCCAAATGTGGCGTCTTTTGCGGTCCTGGTGTAAACTCCCGCCGAATCGTCCGCCCACTGGATGGTCGCGCTCGATATCGTTTGGTCCGGGTCACGCGTAGGCGAACCGATGATTTGGTACCCGCCCTCCATCGCCCATTCAAGCAACTGCTGGTCCGTCGCGCCATTAGGAGGCGTAGGCGTCGGTCCGCCCGTCTGGCTCACTGCCGGAGTTACCATGAATACGCCCGAACGAGGCCGATATCTGACATCATCACCCTCGCGGTATAGGAGCAAATCGTAAAGGTAGCGCTCGTTCACAGTGAGACCAGCCGAGTGCCTCCAGCTCAGTGAGCAGGCCAGGTTCCCATCGGCGCCCATGGAAATCCCAGCGTCATTTACAATCTCGATCAGGACGTTGCCCGAGCTATCGAGCACCTGAAACACTGCTGACCAGCCGGTCAAATCCACTGGCGCACCATCCGTCGTAATCGATTCCGACCAGGAATAAGTGGCTCCCTGGGGAAACACAATGTCTCGTGACTGGTAATCCATCTCGCGTCGTTTTAAGTTGCCCCGCCGGGCTGCAACGGACCGGGCGAGGCGTTTTGGGGGTGAACCAACACGTGACCCAAAGCCTTATGGGCCCCCTATGGGATCTCGGGCCTGCGACCACAAGACGCTCGCGGTCGACACGATGTCGGTCACCGTGGACGTTATGCCGGCCGGCCGGATCCACCGGAAGTTGTCTATCCAGGCTGCGGGTATATTGGTCGCGCCGCTGGTCAGATTGGTCCCGTTGATTGCAAAGGTTGGACCGACGTAGGTTATCGTGGTCCAATTTGTGGAGGTGGCCAGTGCGTCAGGATTGACCTGGAACTTGTACTGCACGGTCGACGCAGTCGCCGTGTTGGTGGGCGCGGAGAAGGTAGCTTGGATATACATTCCCCGGTGCTGAAGAACCGTGACCGCGGTCCCGACCTGGTTGGAGGTCGCCGACGCCGGCATGGTCGAAGGGAAGCCAACAAATGACCCCTCCAGCGTTGGGCCTGGGGGCGCAACCACCGTCTGAGCTCTGGCAGGCGGTCCGCCTTCGAACATGATTACGGAGCTGATGATCGCGGCCGCCAATAGCAAAGGTGCGATGATTGCGATCTCAGGGAAACTGCTTCTACTTTTCATGGTTTTGATCTTTCGATTCAACGTTTGGCTTTCGAGGTTTCGAGGTTTCGAGGATGAGGCCGCTTAGCTCAGGGTGATCCTGCGCCCAGCCAGGGTGCCTACGATTTGGATGTCCTCGCTCCAGTCGCACCGCAAGACGGTGTTGGTCTGGTCCTCGGTGACATACTCGCGCACGCCCATGACGCTGCTATCTCCGTCGGTGAAGTTCTTCATCCAGCCCGGATCGTAAGTGGTCGGATTCGGGGTCCGGATGAAGATGAACACGTCATCGCCGACAACGAGCTGCTTTGCGGCAGCGGCTCCTAGTTTGGCCGTGTCTTGGCTCAGAACAGCCACGCGGATCTGCACGGCCGGATTGAGCATCATCGTGGCTGCCTGGCTCTCGGTTACGCCGATGAGAGCCGCTCCCGGCATGCGTTTGATCACCTTCGCGTGGCTGCGGAACTTGCGCCAGGCGCTTAGGCCGAACACAATCGCACCGGCCAGCATGCCGGTATCCGTCGCAATCGCCTCAAACTGGGCGTCCAGTTCGTTGATCGGATCAACGTCCGGGCTGCTCCAATTGCCGACGTTGGCCGTGGCGGCCAGCTTCTTCATGATGCTGACCACCTTGACCTCGTGGGAGAGGATGGTTGCTGAGAGCAGCGTCTGAAGCTTGTTCTCCTCAAGTTGGGCGATGTTTGCGCCGGCTGCCTTGCGTTCCGCCTGGTCAATCGCAATTTCCAGAGCTTGGGGCTGGCAATTGTAACTGGGGTCGGTGGTCAGATACTCGATCCGGCGCGCCTTCCCGCCGATCGCTCGGCTGGTGTCGTAAGTCTGGAACGAGTTCTTGTCATCGAACTTCTTGTATTTGCCCGTGCTTCCCACGACCGGGATAAGCGGCGCAACGAATTGGGCCAGGGCGCTCGCGCGATCCTGGAGGTAACCCTGCGCATAATTGGTCAGCGTGGGGTTGTAACTGGCTTGTGCTTGTACGCTCATGTTGTCTCTTTCTGAGGATGGATGGTTGTGTTTTGGCCTTCAGCCCTGAGCCTTTAGCCTTTCGATTATGGCGCGGTGATCGGGCGATACAGCACCGCCTCAATTCGTTCACCGGGATTACCGGCTTCCAGCGCTCTGGCGCATTGCGTGTGTCCCGTCACCGTCGGCTCGAATGTCCCGGTGGCCGTAATGGTGAGGTAATCTCCCAGCTTGCAGGCGGCGGATGCGGCGTCGAGCTGCACGTGCACGCTTCCAACCGAGCCCTCGCAAATGGCGATGGCCGATTTGCCGCTCACGTCCTGGCCCTCCGTAATCACCCCAATGGGGATTTGATTGTTGGCGGTCACCAGTGCGGCCTTGGGCCCGGCTGCGTAAACGACGGCATAGCCGTCCTTGCCCAAATGTGATTCGTTTGGCGTAAGCGCCAAAACTGCTTCTTCGCGAACTCTCATGATTGTTTCGTTTCCTGTTTTGAGTTTTGTGTTTCGAACGGTTGGGGCTGCGCCTTACGACCTGAACAGCGTCGGCTTGGCCGTCCTGACAGCCTGCCAGGCCGCCTGGAAGGACATCCCGGGATGCGCCGCCCGATATTCTGCCACGGCAACGCGCTGGGCTTCGCCGTTCGCCGCTGCCGTTCCGTCCTCGGTCTCGGCATTCCCGCCTTCGATCACGCGCACCGGCACCCCGCTCTTGGGCATTGCGGCCAGGAGCTCCTCGGCCTCGGGATCTTCGGCGATCCGTTTGATCCATTTGCCCTGCAACTCGGTGTTCTTGGGCGGAATGCGCCCGTCGCCCGCTGCCGCCTCCACCAGCGCCTTCGCGCGCTTTTCAGCGGATGCTTTGGCCTTGGTTTTCAGATCGCCGACTTCGGTCTTGAGCGCCGCGATCTCGCTATCTTTCGCCGCCAATGCGGCCTGTAACTCTGTTTCGGTCATGTTTCCTTTCGTGTTATCTCCAGGCGCCGCCTGGTCGGCTTCTGCTGCCATGATGGTCAGGCCCGAAAACGCCGGCTGATTCACCAGCGATCCAGCATTCACTCGCGTCCCGACAATTCGCCCGTCATCGTCCACCAGGACGGTCGGCGAAAATCCTTCGTAATCCTTGCCCTCCAATGCGGCCTTGCCGCTTGCGGTCCATTCGACCCGTGCTTTGACGCCGTCGCCTCCCCATGAAAACTCTTTCAGCCAGGCAGAGGCCTTGCCGCCCCCCTTGGCGTTCTCGTGATCGAAGCCAAACATGGGCCTGCGACCGGCCTTCACCAGGGCCTGAAAGCTCTCCTGCAGTCTCGACGCCACTGACGCATCGATCGTCACGGTGGTCGGCTTGGCCTCTCCGTTGACGTAAGGGGTGATCTGATGCGTGCCTGCCGGCAGATAGGTAATGACGTCCGGCAAAGGCTTGCCCACCTCGGGCGCCACTCCCAAACACTCCATCAGTCGAAAAACGTTCTGTTTCATGGTTAGTTCCTTTGGATCTGCAAAATCTCCTCTCGAAATTGTATCTCCGCGCCTTCGCTTACCGCTCGATCCATGACCGACGGTTCAGGCAGAGCTCTTGGGTCGGGCAATTGATTCACCTCGGTTTTCAGCCGATAGAACAACGTCAACTCCCCGTCGACCTTCGCACCGAGGAAACTCCTGAAATCGCGCTTGAGCGTGACTACGAATAGTTTCACGCCCAGCTCCTGTTCCAGAACGCTCGCACGGCGACCGTGGGCGTCGGGATGCATGGGAATGGTCAGCCAAGGGACATTCTTGGCCACGATCTGTCCCCCAAAATACTTCTGAGCGAACTCCGGAGCGCCAATGACCACTGTGGCTTGCCGGTCGGTCTGGAGCGCGTCTGGTACTACAACCGAATCAGATATCTTGCTCCAAAAGCCCGTACTCTTGCCCCCCAGTTTGTTGCCCTCACCGGCCCGGCTCTTGAAGTGCTGCTGCAAGCAATCCTGCAACGACCCCGCCGCGGCCGCCAGAATCCGCCGTGGCTTCTCGGCTAGCTTGATCAAGTCCTTCAGCGCGTTGCGGAGCTCTCCCGCCTGGATTCGTAGCACGATCATGCGGGCCCCCTGAGATAGCGGATAACTCGGCCCTCATAGTTCTGGCCAGTGGCGCGGGTCCAATCGAGGGCGCGAGCGGCGGCATAAAGCTCCGCCGTCTTAATGTCCGTCTGGAATCCCGCCACCGCCTTTCCCGCGGGATCCACAATCACCACTTGCACCGTGGCTCGCTTGGCGGCCATGGCTTCGAAGCGGTCCAGCCCAAAACCAAGCCAGCGGCCGTTATCGCTATTGTCGCGGACCTGATCCCAGACCGGGCGTTCTTCGGTGGCGAACTTGCTGGTCAGCCCCTGGTCATAGACAAAGAGATTCGGTCCCTCGCTGCGAGCGACCACACCGTTCGGAAGATGGGGCTGAAGATCCTTGGCTACTGACTCTGCCCAATTGGCATCGCCGTAGCTTTCGTGGAAGAGGGGTTTTCGTCCGGTTGAGACGGCGCTGATTTCGACTGCGTTCGCGCGCGCAACATCCGCTTGTAGTTGGCTTGGGCTATCGGGACTCCCTCCTCCCAATCGATTTCCGCCAAGAGCCTCTTCGCTTCGGGCGAAGACGCGTCCAGCGTCTTCACGTATGCGGGTCCGTTGCTGCTCATAAACCTTAGCGTCACCTTTCCACTTCACCACGTCCTGGTCAACCTCGATTTGATCACCGAAAATCGATTTGAGATTCTGGCGCGCCGCGGGCTTGAGCTCCTTCACTTCCCGCTGAAGCTTGTCAGTGAACTCGGCCTTGCTGGGCTTGAGCTCCTGCCCCATCTGGAGCAGGCCCAGCTCCCGCGCGCGACGGCGGAGCACCGGTCGGACCCACATCCCACTACCGAAATCGAATGGCGGCCAAGGCTTGCCGAACCGGCTCAACGCCTCCCAGATCGGCGACGTCTTCAGCGCGACCATGGCCTCTTTGCTCGCGCCCACCCAGCCAACCGCCGCGCCGGCCTCCTGCCACCTGGCTTCCCAGTGCCGCTTCACCTTGCGCTCTGCCTTGCGGTAAAGCTCCCAGGCAGGCACTGCGTTGAGCATGTCCGGGTCCTGACCTGACTTCCAATTGGCGAACCCCATGGCATCGGCTGTCTGCATCTCATAGATCAGCCGGGCCCGAGCCTCGCTCGTAATATCCTGGATCGTTCCGCGCTTGGACTCATCGACCGGCGTCAAACCTTCGCTGATTGCCAGCTTCTGCAAATCCGCGATGAATCCGCTTCTGCTGGTCAGTGCCCCATTGGCGTTGCGCCGATGCGAGAGGATGTCGCTCACGCCGTCCTGCACCCGCTGAAGCATCTTGGCGCTCTCAACGCCGGCGCTGAACTGCCCGGTAATGCGGAACTGGACCGGCGTCTGGGCCCACCCGGCCGAGCGTAGGACGCTGCCGATCGGCGTCTTGGCGTCGTGATAGAGCATCGCGTCCTCAATGGGCGCTAGAATGAGCTCAGGCATTGCCGCCTCCCTTTCCAACCGCGCCCTGGGCGATTCCCTTGACCGCCGCAGCGCCTAGCGCCGAGTTGATGCTCTCGGACAGCGCGTTGATGTCCATCCGCACGAAAACGTCGGGCAGCGACTTCATCACACTCGCCGCGAAGGTCACTACGGCCTCATCGCTGACACTGCCGTTGCGAGCTGCGGCCACCAGGGCGTTGATTTGCTCGGTCACCGGCTCAAGCCAGCGGCGTTTTGCGCCCGCGCACTCCGCCACCGCTGCCGTCACGATTTCGTTCACCGCATCGGGCAACAGCGAAGGAGCCGCCGCGGCTTCGACCGTCTGCGGCGCTGTCGGATCGGCCTGCTTCGTCGGATCAGTCGCAGCTCCGCCTGCTCCTGATCCAGGCCCCGCCTGGCCGGGCCCCGTAATCACCGCTTCGCCGTCCTTGGGCTCCGGGACCTGTAGTTCCTCATAGACCCACGTCTTGGGCAGGGGAACCCCGCTCTCCAAAATGATCTTGAAGCGGTTCGCTTTGTCTAACGGCGTTTCGTCCTGTTCCCGAACTACGATGCTCGGGCATTCGGTGTCATCGCCGAAATTGAGCCGCATCAATGCCGGGACAAACTGATAATTGAGCGTGTCGGCCGCCCACGAGCCAATGCCGCGCACGCGTTCATCGCGCACGGTCAAATGCACTTCACCCAGCGCTTTGCTGCCGGAACCGGAGCCCTGCGAACCCGTGTCTGTGGTCAAAGTTTGACCCAGCACAACCGTGTCGCATTCCGTATTCGCCAGGGCAATCAGCCGCTCGTTCGGAGAATTCGCTCCGTCCGCTCGGGCTTCGATGTATTGAACGGTCGACCCGGTCGGGAAACAGCCGTAGCCGGCTGCGCCCAATTGCTCGAGCATGTTGTTGACCTCGCGGAAAACCTCGTCTCCAGCCTCCGGGTCCACATTAGCCCAGCGGAAGGGCTGACCGAACCGCTCCGAGAAAGCAAGCAACCAATCCCGGCCAAACATCATAGCGCACCACCACCAAACCAGTTGGCGATAGAACCCATAGCCAAGCGGCGTTCCCGATCGGTTCTTGTAGACCCCGATCAGGAATTGGTTAGGCGGGATATCGATGAAAGAGCCGCCAGGGCCAGCCGGACGCAACTGAAGCCGCGTCCCGGTCGCCTGAATCCCGTAGTAGCGCGGATGCACCCATGCGGTCGCCCGCGGTGCGATCAGGCCGCTTGGACGGCGTTCCCAAAGGATTTCCTGGACCGACAAGCCTTTCCCGACGGCGTCCGTCACATCATAAATGCAATCGCGGAACCCATTCTCCGATCCATCCGGAGCCGGTGCCCACGTTTCCAGAACTTCATCCAAAAGAGCGGCTCTCGCCAAAGCCGTGGCCGTGGGCTCCTTGCCCTCTTCGCAATAGGGCCGGCTTACAAAATCCAGGGCGCAGACCGCCGACCGAAGCTCGTGGGTGTTCTTGCCCAGTCTCCCCCAGGTATCCTCCACGTTGCGCCAAAGATCGTGCTGGATCACCAGGTCCGCCCCCACCAGCCCCATCCAGACGATATCCTGAGCGGCGCGCGGCTCGATCTTGCGCATGATCATCTGCCGTCGATCCGCCGCCTGGGGCATGATCACCCTTTTCTGATTCTCCGCTGCCGTCGGCGCAGGCGATGCAACCGCGCCTTCCAGCACTTCAGCCTTCAGCCTTCGGCCTTCAGACTTTCTCAAAATGCGTTTACGCGGGGGCATGATTCAGAAATGGCATCGATTTAACGCTTCACGGCCGCGTACAGCCGAGGGGTACAGCGCGTCGCAGGCGAAAACCGCTATCCTGAGACCTTCCGGGGCGTTCCGGCGCGTCCTGGGGCAAATTGGGTTTTTGAGGGTGGCGCTCATTTCCTCAGCTCAAACCGATCGCTCTTTTCCCCATCACAACCCGCTTCAGCGCCTCCGCCGTCCAGGCGCCCTCGCTGCTCTTGAGCGCCTTAAGCGCCAGCTTGGTCCCGTCAAACGTGTCCCCGTGTCGGCCGTTCGAATCCGGCTCGCAAACGAACATCCCCTTTTCCTTCCGCACCAGCCGGAAATCTTCCCGCAGATAACGCTCGGGCGGGAGCCACAGATGGTTGTCTTCCAGCTCCGCCACCAGTTGCCCCCCCAAATACTGCTTCTGGGTCATGGGTTCCTGACCGGGCAGCTCCACGGTTTCGCTCCCGATCACCAACTCCACCGGAATCTCCGCCCGAAGGGCCTTCTTGGCCAAGATGGCGAAGTAACGCTCGTTGGTGGCGTCAAGGCATAGCCGGCGTGCACGTCCGCCTTCGCGGCGCCGCTCGACCGCCGCGACGATGCCGCTGGCTCGCTTAAATGCCACCTCGGGATCCGCCGTCTTCCAGACGAATACGGCACGCACGATCCGATCCGTCCCTTGCGCTTCCATCACCGAAAACCCGTTCGGATTCGCCGTAGCGCTGGTGGTTGTGGCTGTGTCCCAGCCGAGCCCAACCTTGCCGGGGCCCAAATGATCGATCAGCCATAGCGTCGCCGCCTCGAAATCAGAATCGTCCTCGATCTGAAACAGTCGACATTGGCCAATTCCACGCGTCTGAGCCGTATCAAGCAGGACCAGGCCACAGGCGCTTGTGCCCCCTACCACGAACAGACAGCCATAGTTGCGATCAAACGCGTCCTTGTCGTTGGCTTTGGCTCGGGCCTCCTGAGGACTCTGCGGCTTGCCCGTGTCGTTGTCATAGAGTGGAACGCCGTCCGCAAAGGCATCGTTCGCCGTGAGCCTGAGCACCCAGATCCCCATATCGCTGCGGTACCAGTTCCCCCTGGGATTGATGGGCAGATCCAGGCCAACTGGAGGCGCCAGCAGCTCGAAAGAGTAGTGCGTATCGTCAGGAGGCGGCGTCGTGGTCAAGAGCCATCGGAAATCGGGATTGGAAGCGATGATCGGATCAATCGCCTCACAAACCTCCTTGAAATTCTTCACTCGGCCGACCTCGTCAGTGATCAGGTCGCCGGTCTCACCCACGGTGCTCGTGTTCAGCGCAACGACCTTCGTCCGCGAATAGATCGAGTCCGAATGCCAGAGCCGAAACTCCAGGCGCTGCGCTTCGAAGATCTCAGCGAAATCATCGGCAGATACGTCCGCGAGGGATTGGCCTCTGTCATCCGTTGGGCGCAGGAGCGTCTTTGCCTGCGCCGCCATCTGCGTCAAAATCGCGATGCTCTTCTGAATTACCTCGGCTTCCTTGCGCACGATCTCGCGTCCGAGAGATAGCTTAGCGCTGCCGAAGATCACGGTATGCCCCGCCGTGCGCATCATCTTCTTGAGCGCGATCCGCGCCGCGATCGTCGTCTTGCCGTACTGCCGGCGAGCGATCAAACCGCAGATCCGGTGCACGTCCACGCCCCGTTCAAACTCCCGCTGCCCTGCGCGCACTTTGAATGCGGAGGTTGAAATAGTCCCGGATGCACCCCTCTGGATCCCTCCAGAGTCGCTGGTGCTTATAGCCGTCCGGGGCGGCATTTGTGGCGCACAGTTGAGGGCTCCAGCCTCATTGCTGGATTGTATTTCCTTCTCGAGCCCCTCAGAGCCTGCGCCACGCGTCTCGTTTTTGGTTTTAATAGAAATCTCTATGCCTCCGCGCCGCCAGGCGCATTGGGTCCAGGCACCGCCTGGGCCTGCTCCCAATCCTCGCCGAAAATGAGTTGGCCCAGCCGTTCCATCTTCTCGGCATGCGTGCCTGGTGACAGCGCCGCATCCCGCGCCCGATGATCGTTGCACCATTGGAGAAAGCCCTCCACGACCTTCATCCGGAGCGCCTGTTCGCGCGTCGCAACCATCCTGCGCTTGAGCTCTATCTCCCGATCCCGCTGCTCCGCCTTGCGATGCTCGAGGGCTAAGCGCTCGCGATCGGCCATTGCCGATTGCGCCGACGTCCAGTCGCCCGCTTCCCCCGTCCGGATCGCCAACGCGCTGAAGAACCGCTGCCCCGTCTTGAACAGTTGATCCTCGCTCAATCCCGGGTCCTCGGCTGCCATCTCCGCCAAGACCTCGTTGATCGTCGCCTCGTTCTTGCGCAGATCCAGCCGCAAACGAAACCAGGAGAGAAAGACCGATAGCGAGCCCGTTGAGGTGCGGACTCCGTCGGCCCGAAGCCAGGCGACGGTTTCTGCCTCCGAATGATCGTGCGAATAGTCGAAGATCGCCATCTGGCGCTCTTCGGGCAGGTTCTTGAGCACGCTGTCCGATCTGGGTTTCTTGGTCGCGCTCATTCATCCGATCTTCCGTTCCGCAACGAAATCCATACCCGCCTTGGTGATCTTCCAGGCCCTCAACTCCGGAGAAACCTGTTTCTGCGCTTGCTCGATCAGCCCAGCCCCCTCCAGGTAATGCAATTGCTTCGCCAATTCTTCGTCCGGCAGGGTCGCCCGCATAAAACCAGCGGGGACCAGCAAAAGGCGCAGATGATTCTTGCCGAGACCGAAATGGGTATCGTTCGCGTCGAGGACCTCCAAAATGGAAAGCCTGAGTTGCTCAATTAGCGCGGGAGTCATGCGTCATTGCCTTTCGATCAGCCGATCAATCTTCGCGTCGATTTGCGCCAGGCGAACACTCATCATCTCCGTCTTCTCATCTACCGCTTTGATCTGGCCTTCGAGCGGGTTGATCCGAACGTGGAGCTCCTTGGTCCGTTGCTCGTCCAGGGCGGACATGGCGTCCAGCTGGTCCTTGATCTCATCCCGGTGCGCCTGAAACTCGGACTTGGTCAGATAGGTCGCGGCGGGCGCGGGTTTCTCGCGGAAGTGGTTGGCGAACTTCATAGCCAGGTCGGCGATTTGCATCACCCCGTAGAGGCAAAGAATCCACAGCCCTACCTGAGCCGCACTCGGCTCGGAGAAGACCTGGCTCGCGAGAATTGGTCCCATAACGCCTTTGCTTCGTTCCCTTCGTTAGCTTCTGTTGGATTTTCCCATCTTGGGTCCAGGCGAGCCTGGTTACTTCTTCGCCGCTGTGACCGCCGCTTCCACTACCGCGCCGGTAACTCGTTCGACCAGCGAAACAACGTTTGTGCCGCTCGATTCATCTTGCAGCGAGGCCAAGCCGATGCTCTGCGCCGCGATCCCGTTGGTCCTGGTGGTTTGATGGGCCAAGAACTTGGTGAGCTCGCTCTTTCCATCAAGGAAGGTAAATACTGACACCTTGGTCTTGACCGGACGCCCCATGTTGTCGACCGACACGATCTCGCTCCCGAAGTGCGAGCACCCGACCAGCAAAAACCCCATCGCGCACATCGTCCCGGCCTTCGCCAGGATCGCCAGCGACCTGGATGTCCCGACCTTGCAGCTCGCGACGTAATCGATCAGGTAACACAGCACCTTGAACCAGGTGCTCGATTCGATAACGTGCAGGCGCGCCTTCTCGGCGTCCGAGCCCGAGGTCTCTACCGTCTTCACCAGGAAGGAAAAGATCGGCTTGGCCGCCAGACGCGCCAGGCCCATCCAGGCGACTAAGGCCACGAACCAGCCCGGCAGATGCGCCAGCAGGAGCGCAAGCGGATCCGGAATCGCCGGCAGCGCCGGTGCCGCAGGTGTGCCGCCGTCAATCAGCACGGTCTGCGCGAAGCCATGCCAAACCACGCATAGCAGTAGCGCCAGGATGCCGGTCAATCCGAATAGGAGATTGCGCGGGGAGCGGGGGGTTCGTTTCATGAGGTCCTCACATTTGAACCCGCCCCAGGATTGAGGATCGCGTGCGTGGACACCGAACGCTGGGTCCTGGAGTCGCTGAGGCAGGTAATCTTTATTGAGCCACTTGGCTCTGGTTTGGTGTCCGCAAACATCGGCCTCCATTCAACACCCGATTCCCTTCCCATCATCCCTCCGGGAGGGATATTCGTTCCACGTGGAACTTTAAGCCCTCCGGCTCTGCAAAAAATGCACCACGCTCTCGCGGCTGACTATGCTGAAAGCCTGCGGCCCCACCTGAACCGCTCGGGGCTTGGTAACCAGGAGCAGGCCGGTGTCGACCAGCCCTTGGACGTGCTTTTGACTGCACGAAAAGATGCGCTGCAATTCCGTGGTGCGAATATCGCGATGCGGCAGAATCCGTTCTAAAACCTCGGCATCGCTGCGCCGCTCGGGTGGGTTGCCGTCGGCGGTGAGACCCAGGTCAGGTTTGTGGGGGGGAACGTTGTTGAGCACTGCCAGCAGGGAATCCCTCCAGATCCGAAGGTACCTTCGCTCAGCCCCCTCCCCAGCAATGTCCCAAGCAAATTCGAACGTGTGATCTTCTACCGCCTCGGTGACCTCATCCTCATCCCGATCCATCAGGATCATGCAGGCCGCGAGCGGTATCAGCGGCCTCAACGCCGGCAACTCCAACCCTCGAAACGTCAACTGCATCGCCTGCCATCATACGCAGGCCTGTCAAAACCCTTATTTTATGAACCGACGCGGTCGCCTTTTCCGCGGGCTCGATCTTCCGCTAGAACGTGCGCATCAGCGATGTCGAAAAAGGCGAGGGCTAGTAACTCGACGAATCTTGCTAGTGGTATCTGTCCAAAAAGACAAATTGCGGCGAACAAGCCGGCAGGTCCAACTCCGACGCAGGAGATTAGAGAAATGATCCCCCCGACAAAGGCGGCTATGGACCAGCCTCCGACCCATTTCGAAATCGTGTCTCGTTCGTGCCCGTAAACTGTTCCGGATCGCAGATCCCCAAGCGCAGATAGATGATTCCCATGGACTGCGTCGACGGGCGGACGAACGGGAACGATGACCGGCAATGGCGCCACGGCCGCCCAAGGTTGCTCGACATCCTTGTTGCAGCGCGAGCAGGTAACAATTTTGCCCGCAAACTCACGATCCCACCGCATGTCTTGTGCACAATTCGGGCACTTAAACGTCTTCATTGTAACGCCACTTTAAAAACAGCAACCCCTTTGCTCGCTGTGTCGAGCAACCTGTTGCCGCAATTGGATCATTCTCGGCCACCTTCTGCTAGTTCTTCCTCAGTTTTCGAATTACGCTGTGGACGGGGTGCACAAAGGAAAGGTCCTGGACGTTAAGGTCCATGGGAGGGTAGGCCGGATTGTAGGAGGTCAGTCTTACGGTCTGAATTGATCTACCGACGCGATGGTAGAGCTTGAAAAAAATGTCACCTTCAATCGTCTTTGCAATCACCAGATCCCCATTTTTCGCCTCCGTATTGGGCATGACTATCGCGTAATCCCCAGGCTCGAAGCGCGGCTGCATTGAATCCCCATCGATCTGTAGAGCATAGCAATTCGAGTCGCGGCAATCGGTGGCGACCATCGCGACATCCAGTCCTTGATCTTCGAAGGCAGCTGGGTTTCCGGCGCTGGCCCATGAGATGATCGGGCATTGATTAGTAGTACCCCAAAACGGGCCCCCATGATTGCGCGGCCTGGAGGTTGCTTGGGTGTTGACTTTTAAACGCTTCTCTTCAAGTAGAACTTCCAGACGTTCCATTACCCATGGCTTTATCGCCCGATGCCCATTCTCCAGCTGAGAAATATAGGCTCTATCGAGGCCGAGCGCGTGTCCCATCTTGCCTTGAGAAAACCCTAGTTCTTTCCTGGCGGTAATTAATTTTTCAACATCTTCCACAAAACGTGTTGACTTTTTGATGGGTGTGTTTACTTTTAAAACACAGTGAACGTTCGTTAACTAGAGCATCCGTATCCCAGTGCGAAATATTAAACAAGCCCAATTCGCGATCACGGTGAAGACGGCGCTACTCCGCAGGAGGTTAACGATCACGGATCTCGGGAGGAAACTATCTCCGGTCCGACCAAGATCAACCCTCAGCAGGGCGATTCATGGCGGCGGATTTCCAAAGGTGAAGCGCCAAATCGAGGAGGCGCTGGGGCTATGAATCGAAGAGAAGCCATCTTGCTTTTGGCCAGAGCCGCAGTTCGAAGCATTGAGACCATCCCTCCTTCAGATCGCATTCAGCTCTTACGTGCGCTGGCGATGCTGCTCCCGCAGTTAGAATCTGAGCAGGCGGAACACGCCGCCTACCTACTGGAGAAGGCTGAAAATCAGCAACTCAAATTCATCGCCATCCTCGGAAACCCAGACAATGCCCCATCCTGAGACGAAAAAAACGGAAACCTCTGAACCGCTGTCTTCCATGCAATCAAATCCCGATTCCCGCTGTTTTGCCAAGTCCACCGAGGGGGCTCTTTTATTAGCGCAGGTCCGCCAGCAAGCCATGCGTAGTCGAGGCGAGTTCGACTTCCGGCGCAATACGTTCACTAATCACAAGTCCCTGTTGAAGTCCAAAGGATGGTCCTATCGGAGCGCCGCCCCTCGGCTGAACGTCAGTTACCAGCACCTCAGCGAGGTGCTGAACGGCAAACGGCAGAGCCGTCGCCTCCTTGCCGCCATCGAATCTCTGCCCCTCCGTTTTGCCTCAGCCAAATAAACAGCCATGACAACAGCGTTAATCCTAACAGCAGGGCTGCTAGTAGCAGCAGGTTATCGGCGCCGAGAGCTGACGCAATTGAGTCGCGTCTCGCCCGACCCAACATGGCCAGAAGAATGGGCAGCGCTAAAGAGAGCAGCGCTATTAGGCTTCTTAGCAAACCTCGCCGCAATTCTGACAGGGTTTTTTGTCTCATGCTGCGCCTACCTCTACTACGCGCAATGACCCCCCAAATCAATCCATGATTTCCCGACCATGCCCCACTGAGTGGGGCATGGTCCGACCGTTCAATATCAACAGCTTGTGAAACATGATCTTCCCGTCGGCCAGCCCGTCGTATCCACTGAAATCCTCTACATCCCCCCGCAAAATCTCGAGCCCCATCCAATCAATCGGAGGCTGCCAAGGTTTGCCCGCGAATCCTCAGAATGGAAGGCATTCCTGGACGATATCGACGCTCGAGGAATCAAGACGCCGTTGAAGATCACGGAGAACCGGAAAGTCGTGGACGGCGAGACCAGGCGCCAGGCCGCTGTTGTCCTCGGTCCCAACCGTTTCTCGGTAGTTCCGTGCGTCGTAGTCGAGGATGACGACGTTCTCGCCACGATCGCTTCGGAGATCGCGCTACGCCGCAATTTGGGCAAGGGCGCTCGAGCCTACTTGGTCTATCCGATGGTCAAAGACCTGCTTGAGGAGGCCAAGCGACGCCACCTCGAGAATTTGCGCACCGGTAACCCTATGCTGCGCCAACCCAAGGGCACTAAAGGAAAATGGGCTGTGCTGGGCTGCGCGCGCGGGTATCAGGAGGGTGAAGACGGCAGGAGCTATGCGATTGTGACCGTGATCAGGCCGGGTCAAAAGCGATCTGTCCCATTGCCGCAGATCCGTGAACAGGTGAACGAGATGTATGCCTTCGCCCGGGCGCACCCGGATCTGATTTTCCTCGTTCCACGTGCCGGGGATCGGCTCAAACCAAGCCTCAACGGTTACACGCTCGACGAAAACGCCAGCTGCTTTCTTGGTTCAGCCAAGACGTGAGCAGAGGGAGGGGCTGCCCTGAATTTCATTGCGTTGCCAAGGGCGTTCGGTTACTGGAAGATGAACTTACTCAAGGCCAGACGCATATTTCCGACCCAATAACCGAAGCGACCTCCAACAGCCAAACGAAATGCAATTTCACGCACTGGCCAACCACCAATCAAAGCCAGTTGAACTCCAGATCGTCGGCGCCGAAGCGCTCCGATGCATCAGCTATTGGCGTCCATCGAAGGAAATAATCGACCGAGAAGGCGTCCGGGACTCCGTTGAATTTGCTCGGATAGCATCCAAACGCCACCGGCTGTATTCACGGACTCTCCCCAGTCCCAAGACACTTGCCGAGTTCCTTGAAATCATAAGAAGAGAACCCAAAAAGACGTGGCGCTATTGCTTGGAGCCAGCGCAGATTGGTACCAGCGATCGAAGCTCATCGGTATAGCCCAGTGCCGCCGCACGTATTGTCGTCACATCGTCTTGGAGTTCCTGGCGGTACATCCCGCCATTGTCGGTAAACAAGACGATATCTCAGGGATCGGCACCGGTCTCATCTGCGGACTTGCCGAAATAGCCCAGCTGATCGGAAGTCCCCTGATCTGGGGAGAAGCCACCGAAGACTCGGCGAGGTTCTACCGGGAAATTTTGAAGCGCCGCGGGATCAGAGACAGCTTCTTTATGCGCAAGGCGGAATTGGATTATGCCCGAGAGCGGTTCCAAACTAAACTCGACGGCTCCGGCACGCTTGCGTAATGCCAAAAGACACGAGATGGTCAAGTTCGATGAAACCGCGGCCCTCAAAAGAAGCTCTGATCAAGTCCCTGGAGGAAATCGCGGACATTGAAAAGAGGACCTTTCCAGGCGTCCTGGGAAACCCTGTGACTGTTGCTGGACGATGGGGCTTGAAGCTTTCCAAAAGTTACCGAACGACTTCCAGGATACATGGCAAGCCAACTCGCCAGCCCAACCCGACACCTGCCGGCAAAGCCGACCTCGTCGTGGCAGTGACCCATATCAGGGCCAAAGGACAAACTGCAGAGAGCGCCGGACCACAGAAGCTGGCAGGACCTAAACGGTTACTTGCCAGGAAACACGATCTGCTAAAAACGCTCCTGCAAGTCCAAGCCCAGATCGCTAAGCTAAAGCCTGGTAGCAAGCCACGGCGAACTAGACACTCCAGCCGAAGGCTGCCAGTGACAGTCTAGCCCGCTCTAGCCTCCAGCTTCGAGCGGCAATCCATCCTCGCCGTCACTGAGACGGCACGAGCATACCAAGGTGGCATGCTCAGCTGCGTTTCTGGCCATACAGAATTTCACCATGGCAACAAAACGCAAATCCCGCTCCCTCCGACCCACCTTCCAGCCAAAACGCGCTGGAATGTGCTCTCAGTACCATTACCAAGACCTACGGATCGGGCAGTATCATGCGCCTGGGCGAGGCTCAGGGCGTGGCCCCCGTGCCGACCATCTCGTCGGGATCCATCTCCCTGGACTGCGCCTTGGGGGGTGGGCGGGATCCCGCGCGGGCGAATTGTCGAAATCTACGGGCCCGAATCATCGGGTAAAACCACCTTGATCCTTCACACCATCGCCAATGAGCAAAAGGCCGGTGGTGTGGCAGCGTTCATTGACGCCGAGCACGCGCTGCTCGCCAATTACGCCAAGCGCCTGGGGGTCAATCTTGACGAGCTCCTGGTCTCCCAGCCTAGCAATGGGGAGGAGGCACTCTCCATCGTGGAGATTCTTGCCAAGTCCGGCGCTGTGGACATCATCGTGGTGGATTCAGTGGCGGCCTTGACGCCAAAAGCTGAGATCGAGGGCGAAGTCGGAATGGCGACAATGGGTATGCAGGCGCGGTTAATGAGCCAGGCGCTACGCAAGCTCACGGCAGTACTTCACAAGAGCAACACCCTCTGCTTCTTCTCCAATCAACTCCGCGAGAAGGTCGGCGTCATGTTCGGAAATCCGGAAACCACCCCCGGAGGCAAGGCCTTGAAGTTCTACGCAAGTGTCCGCCTGGATATTCGGCGCAAAGACACCCTTAAAGATGCCAAGGGTAATCCCATCGGCAACCACGTCCGGGTTAAGGTCGTTAAGAACAAGGTGGCACCTCCCTTTGCCGAAGCCGAATTCGACATCCTTTTTGGCAGCGGCATTGACTACTTCGCCGACCTCCTGGACACCGCCACGGAACTGAACGTTATCAGCAAGAAAGGAGGTTGGTACCAATACAATGGGCAATGGGTGGGACAAGGACGCGACGCCGCAGCCAAAGCCCTGGCTGGCAATGTTGAACTGGCGCAGAAGATCAAGGATTCGCTGCCAACGCGGCGGGCAACAGCACCAGCTGAGTTACCAGAGATCCCGGACATGCCGGTCGCTGCGCCGTATGAACAGGCTATGCCGGCGGCCGCATAATTTTGGCGTGACACTTAGTCAGCGGGCATTACAACATAGAAATAACTCTTGAGGTACGCCCGCAATGAGTTATACGTTTGGAATGAGATGAAAATCTCGCCTTCCTAAACCGATCCGCACCTCCGGATCCAGGGGACTCTTTCTTCGGAGTCCCCTGCTTCATTTTGGGCCCCAGTCGTTTGCCTTTTTGGGTCAGCGTCCTATACTGGAAATGTGGCCAAAATGGCCAACAAATGACTCATTCTAAGCGTACCATCGAACTCTCCCTGCTTTTGGCGGGGCTAATTGTCATTCTCGCTGTTTCCCTCCCGGACGCTGTCCGGGCCAGCCACAAGCTGTTTGCTGCAATGTGGCCTAGTAACACGCTCATTTGCGAGTAATTGCCGCAGAACAAACAGCTTTACTAACTTATACGATTTAACTTTGGAGCCATAAGTTATTGGCGCAAGACAAGTCACTTTTTACAAATGAAAACGTCATTCCTTACGCGCAGACATGGGTTTACCCTGGTAGAGGTGGTTGGCATAACTGCCGTCGTCGTCGTCATGGGAGTGACAGTCCTGATGAAAATGGGCAACACTCGCGATCGAGCGATGGATGCGGAGGCGGCGTCTGATGCCCATCAACTCCAGCTAGCCTTTGACCGCGCGGTCATGAACCAGGTCAACATCCTTACCAACGATTCCATAGCCAGCTTTGCGGATGCCGCCTACCGAGCCTCACTCATTACCAAGGTTCCAGAGACGACGTCACTTTCCCGAATCCACCTGGCGGAGGGCACCCATATCACCAACCAGACTGCCATGTTTGTGACCGTCACGAATGCTTCGATCGCCCTGCCTCCTCCGCAGGTTACGCTTGTCACTCCCGCGCCAGCCGGCAAGTACTACGCAGGAGTTCCGGTCAACCTGATGGCTACGGTCTCTTCGATGGATACGATCATGGAGGTGACGTTTTACAGCGACGGCGCCGCCATCGCTGGTGCCGTCGTGACACCATACTCGGGAACCTACCGCTTCGATGCGGGAACTCATACCATCCAAGCAACAGCCCGCACTGCTGGGGGTCTTTCGGGGTCGGCCACCGCAACCATCACTGTGTTACCGAACACTCCTCCCGTTGTGCAGCTGAACGAGCCGGCGGCAGGGAGCTACCCGTATACAACACCGCTCTCCTTACGGGCTACCGCCTCGGATCCTGATCCAGACGGACAAATCACCCGCCTGGAAATCTTTGCCGGAACCAATTCATTGGGATCCACCAGCGGCAGTAGCTACTCCTCGACGTGGCGTGGATCTCCCGGTGTTTATCAAATCGCGGCCCGAGCTACCGATAACGCCAGCAGTTTGACTACGACCGATCCCGTACAGGTCACTTTAATTCCCAATACGCCACCTACGGTGACCTTGACCAGCCCCGCAGATGGACAACATTTCCTTACCCCCACCACTGTTCCATTCCGGGTGACGGCGGTCGCTGATGGAGGACCGGTGAAGTCAGTGGTCTACACGGTCAACGGAACCACTCAGGCAACGATTACGAAATACCCGTTCGGCTACGACTGGGAATCCCTTGTTCCAAGCACATACAGCATCCGAGCCACAGCCTTCGACAATGCGGGCGTGCAAGGCAACTCTGCGACGGTAAACGTCACCGTCAGCCAGGATACTCCCCCGGAAATTAGGCTCCTATCTCCCGCCAACAACCAGGTCTTCTCTTCGGTGGATAACGTGCTTCTCAGCGCGACCGCCACGGATGCGGATGATGCCGTCACTAACGTTTTCTTTTACGCCAACAACCAACTTGTGACCGCTTTAACCGCAGGGCCTTACCAATTCAATTGGAAGCCGGTGGCGGGCAGCTATAACGTCTTTGCTGTAGCTACCGACGGGCACAATGCCTCGACCAGAACGGCTACCAACCATATCACTGTATCGGGGGACAAACCCCCCACCGTCGTCATTACTTACCCGGCCAACAACGCCACGTTTGATACTCGAACCGCCCTCACCGTCACCGCTAACGCTTCGGATCCCGACGATGGTGTCGCTTATGTCAACTTCCTGGTGAACGGTATCGTGATGAAATCCGTCACCCAAGCTCCGTACCAGTTTAGTTGGGTCGATCCCATCATCGGCACATACCAGCTCCAAGCCGTTGCCTATGACAACTCGATGATTTCGACCAAGAGCGATGCGGTCACGGTCTTTATCAATCAGAACATACCTCCCAGCATTTCCCTGAACTCGCCTAGCGCAGGTCGATCGTTTATCGCACCTGAAGCGATTACGATCCAAGCCACTGCATCCGATGCGGATGGAAGCGTCTCGAACGTGCAATTACAGGTCGTCGGGGTAGTGACGAACACATTGACTACGAAGCCCTACTCGATGGTGTGGAACGTGACGAACCCAGGAAATTATACCATCGCGGCGGTCGCAACAGATGATAAGGGAGCCAGCAGCACCGCCTCGGCAGACATCACCGTCAATCCGAACCAGCTTCCCACCGTGACTCTGGTGACTCCCAGTGATGGCGCCCAATTCACCACCCCGGTGGCTGTGACCATTCAAGCGATTGCCAGCGATCCAGATGGAAGTATTACCCGCGTCGATCTCCAGGACAGCAAGACCAACTTCACCAGTTTGTCCCGCTCCCCTTACAGTTTTTCCTGGAATGCGCCCGCTGGAGGACACCTGCTGCGGGCGGTTGCTTACGACGACAAGGGAGGATCTACAGCAACCCCCGAGGTCGGTATTCTGGTGCTCAACAGCTCCAACCAGGCACCTACCGTGACGCTGACAAGTCCTGCCAACGGGGCTACTTACGCGCTGGGCAATCCGGTCTTGTTATCGGGCACCGCATCCGATTCTGATGGCAGCATCGCCCACGTAGACTTCATGGCCAATGGGACGGTGGTCGGCTCCCTGTCTTCGGCCCCTTACAGTTACAGCTGGACCGGAGCTGCCTACGGGAGCTACCGCATCCAGGCGGTCGCATACGACAATAATGGCGCCTCTACAGCATCGAGCTCAGCGCAAGTGCAAGTGGGCATCAACCAGACGCCCACGATCTCATGGGTGGCTCCAACCGATGGCTACTCCTTCATCGCCCCGGCAGACATTCCGTTTCGGGTCAGTGCCGCAGATGCAGATGACGGAGTCAAATCGGTCACGTATTCGGACAGTCTCTCGGCTGAAACCCACACGGTCTCACAGTCCCCCTTCGCCTACACGTGGAAAGGGATGCCCGCCGGGGACCACACGATAACCGCCACGGTGTCCGATACACGCGGAGCCACCGCTGCCGCCTCGCTTCACGTGAGTGGCACGGAGGAACAATTACCGACGGTCTCCATCAGCGCACCCAAGAACGGGGATGTCTACACTCGAGACGAGAATATTTCGGTCACGGTGGCCGCGGCCTCAAGCCAGCCAGGCAACGCGGTGAGCAGGATCGAGGTTTACGTGGGAGCCACGCTCATTTTCGCAACCAATCAAGCTTCCGCCCAGTTTACCTGGAGCACGAACGCGAGCGGCAGCTATTCGATTAACGCCAAGGCCTACGACAGTTTGGGCGGGGCGACTCAATCCAGCCCGGTCGGAATTCAGATCTACGGACCAGCTGCCCCCACAGTGAGCTGGACCAGTCCGCACTCCGGAGACAACCTGACCAATGCCAGCACGGTTAGCGTCGCCTTAGATATTGATGACGTAAACTTTGGAGCAACCATAGACCGGATCGATCTCTATCAGGACGGCGCCAAAATCTTGTCGACCAACAGTCCGCTGTTTGATTTTACCGCACCGACCAACGGGACTCACTCCTTCGTCGCCAGCGTGGCCGATAGTTACGGCATGACCGGAAACAGCACGACGCTATCGCTTTCGTTCTGGGCCCTCGCCGCCGGCGACCTGTTGCCGCCCACGGTCAGCATCAGCAGTCCGGCCAACGCGTATACCTTCCCTAGCAGCCAATCCATCGGCATTACCGCCAATGCATCGGTGGCTGGCGGCACCATCGCGCACGTCGATTTTCTGGCGAACTCAAACTCCATCGGTTCAGTCAGCTCCTCTCCCTACAGTCTGACCTGGAAACCGTTGGCGTCGGGCGACTACATCTTGCAGGCAACAGCCTACACCGGAGCCGGCCAATCGGCCACATCCAAGGGGGTCAAAGTAACCGCTCTCGACAATGACCTGCCGGCAGTTTCTCTTACGCAGCCAGTGGATCAAACCGCCATCGTAGGCCCGGCAAACCTGTCGTTGGGTGCTTACGCTACCGACAATCAAGGAGTTTCGCGCGTCGACTTCAAGGCCAACAACAACATTGTCGCCTCGATTGCCAACGGAGTTAACGGAATCTATACGGCCGTCTGGACAAATTGTGATGTTGGAGACTACGGGGTTCAGGCCATCGCCTACGATATCTATAACGCCGCACAATCCACCGTGCCGATCACCATCCACGTCAGTCAAAACCGGCCACCGACGATCAGCTTTCAATCCCCCAGCAACGGAACCACTTTCCTGACACCGGGCTCGGTGCAAATCAGCCTCAATGCAGCCGATCCGGATGGCGGGGTCGCCTCGGTAACCGTCCTCACCAACGGCACCACTTTCAAAACGCTTACAGACGCCCCCTACGTTTACAACTGGAACAACCCTCCCGCCGGGGACTACGCGCTAACGGCATACGCTACGGATACCCTGGGTCTGAGCAGCACACCGGTTTCCAGCACCATTCACGCCCTCGCCGCTGTAAATCCAACCGTAGCATGGCAGTCGCCCTCAGCCGGCACCTACCAGTGGAACAACCAGTTCACGCTGCATGCCGTCCCGAGCGACCCTCAAGGGTTCGCATCGCAAAGCTCACTGCGCGTCTATTACTTTGACAACGGCACCAATACCATCGGATCTGTAGCTGGCGTCGGGTCTGATAACAACTTCACGATCAGCCCTTACCAGTTGGATCCGGGGGTTCACATCTTAACGGCCAGGACCACGAACACGCTCAGCGGACTGGCGGGGTCATCGTCCGTTACCGTTACGGTCCAATCGAACAGCCCGCCGACGATCACGTTGACGCCGACAAATAACGCCACCATTTCGCCCGGAGCTACCGTGCTGACGGCCACCACAGCCGATCCCGACGGAGATGCCATTCAAGTCGTTTACTATCTCGATAGCACCAGCGTAGCCACCAATTTTGCCGGCCCCTACAACACCACGGTGAATATGTCGATCGGCACTCACACCATTTGGGCGTCCGCCTCGAGCTCGGGTTACGCTGTTCCTAGCACCACCAACACCATCGTTGTCGCGCACACCCCGCCGTCGATCGTCATCGCGTCTCCCGCGAGCGGGAGTACATTCGTGTCCAACGCTCCGGTTCTGCTGAGCGTGAGCGCGCAAGCCTACGATGGTTACACGATTGCGAACATCGACCACTATCTGGATGGAACAAAACTCGGCTCCTATCCCAATGTCAGCGGCATAACCAACACCGCCCCCTGGACTGGGTCGATCGGGAGCCACACCTATAAAGAAGTCGCCATCGACAGCCACGGCACCGCTGGCACCAACTCCGTCACGTTCACGATCAGCCCTTACACCGCTCCGCTCGTCAGCCTGGTCCCGACCAACGGCACGTTGGTTTCCACCGGCGCCTGCACGATCACAGCGACAGCTACCGACCAAGTAGGACAGAGCATCGCGGCCATGTCCCTCTGGCTCGATGGGACCAAGGTCTCGACCAACTCCAGCAGCCCATTAACCTACAGCGCCAACCTGACGGCTGGCACACACACGATCTACGCCAGCGCATCAGATGTCAGCGGAACCGGCTATAGCTCTACCAATACGATCAATGCGCAAGCCCTGATTGCGCCAGTCGTCAACTTCACCAACTACAACGGCTTCGCCGTGCGCAGCAGTGTTACCCAGGACGGCATGCCACTGATCGCGGTGGCTACAAGCGCCGTTCGAACCATCTCCAGCGTTAAGTTCTACGACAACGGAAGCTTGTTGGGGAGCGGCTCGACGTCAGTGTTCACAAACGCCAATTATTACGCACTCAACTGGCAGAATGCATCCGTTGGGACCCACCCGATCAGCGTGATCGCCACGGACAACCTTGGCCTGACCACTACAAACAATCTCAACGTCACGGTGAATGCGGGTTACAGTGATACCACCGGCATGCCCGTCGGCAGCCCGACTGGCAACACGGTCTGGAACTACTACATCTGCCCAATCCAATCTTCTACGCCAGCTTCCTCGAAGAGTCCACTCCTCTGGCTGTCTGACTCGGGTGTATGGAAGTATGCCTATTCCTCGGCGTATCCATGCCCGCAAACGACCCTGAGCGGCTCCCTGTATCCGGGCGACGTGAGCATTGGTGACGCGCTCGTGAGCTTTACGGCGCCCAGCACCGGAACGCTCACCGTCAACGGCAACTCCAACCTCAACGGATCAGGAACTTCGGACGGAGTTCAATTCCGGTTCTTGAATGGGAACACGCAAGTCTGGCCAAGCAGCGGCTGGCAAAACCTCAACAACAACTCGAGCCTCTACGTCAACGCCTCCTTCAGCGTGACGGCAGGAAACATCATCTACCTCCAGGTCAACTGCAAGACCGGCAACGCTTATGATTGGTTCTCGTTCCCATTCCAATTCTTCTACGCCAGCGGTTCGGCCAGCGCCCCAACTGTCACGATTGGCAATTGGCAGAACGGCGATACGACGGTGGCCGGCTACGGCACCAATATCGCAGTAACCGCTACCGATTCTAATCAAGGGGGGACAATCACCGCCCTCACCACCAAAGTGGACGGAACGACTCTCAGCACCGTCGTAGGTGCATCGACCACCGTGTCCTGGACGCCAGCGGCAGGCAGCCACACCATCCAAGCCATCGCCTTGAACAACTTCGGGCAGGCTGCCACCAATACGGTGACGATCACAGCCGCGTCGGCATCGGGATCCGTCGCAGTTCCCTGCAGTGGAGGAACAATCTCCGTTCCTGGTTCAGCATCCCTCGTGGCCACGGTAAATCCTCCGGCAGCGTGGGATCCGGTTAGCGCCGTGACCTTCTACATCGATGGCACCGCAGTCGGGGGATCGAGCACTAAACAGGGGGACGGGTCTTACGCGACTACCTGGACCACGGCATCAGGCAGTCACACCATATACGCTAAACTGGTGGATACTTTGGGCCTTGCTAGCTACACCCCAACCAATTCATTCACCGTTTCCTACAGCGACGCCTACAACATCGGACTGCTCGGAGAGGGTGGGACCGCGACCGATGCCGTAGCCTTTGACGGAAACGCGGGCACCAGCCTGACCGCGCCCTTTTCGATTACCGAAAATCGCATCTGGCTACGATCGCGCAACGTGTATGAGCTCGATTTCTGGGCCGCAGGCGGCAACCAGGTTGGCTACAAAACGTCCACCGACGGAGTGACCTGGTCCTCAATGGTCTACCCCACATATACAGCCAATCCTATCTCCGTAAAGTTCGCCACCCCGCAAAGCCTCAAGGGAGTTCAGTTTTATGTTGGCGGCCCCAGCGGGAACGTAACGTTTGCCGAAGGGAAAATCTACAGCGATGTGATCAATGCGCCACCGAACGTTTCAATTACCTCACCGGTTACCGGGACCTCGTATTCCACGCCTGGCGTCACAACGATAACACCGCAAGTTGACGCGGGCACCGGCGATTCCGGCGATTACATCACCAAAAGCGAGCTCCTGGTCGATGGCGCCGTGGTGGCCACGTCAGGTTCCTCACCGTGGACACTGTCGTATACGATTCAGCAGGGCACGCACAACGTGCAGGTTCGAGCAACTGACTCTTACGGAAAGCAGGCCGTCAGTTCCGCGATCAGCCTAGTCGGCAACTGGACACCAACATCCAGCGCTAACCTGGCGTTGTCCACATCTGCCGCGGGGGGCACCTATACGCCCAGCATTTGCTTCGACGGGAATTTCTCGACCAGCTCAAGTGCTCAATACGGAGTCACGGCCACCCGAATCTGGCCGGCGTCACACACGGTCTACAGCATCGCATTCCAGGCATATGCCGGCGCTTACGTGAATCTGCAATACACGGTGAATGGTTCTACCTGGGTGGATTTCTTCTTCTGGAACTCCTCCTACAATGGAACATACACCTACACGCTGGCTTCGCCCACTTCGATACGCGGAGTGCGCCTCGACCTGGGTAGCAACAGCGGAAGTCCCAGCATAGGCGATCTGGTGGTTTACGGTCAGTAGACCTTCAGCGGAGCAGCCAATTCTGCTCGCAGGCTGGTGTCTTGGAGTTGAGGCCGCTTTTGAAACCGCGTGAGTCTTTGAATTATGCAAAATCCTCTTTGCTGTGCAATCTTGGCAGGCCTCTTGGGTTCGTGTTTGCATACTCAGCTGGCGGCGGACGAACAGAGCTTTAGCGGCACCAACCTTGCCGGCGCGTACCAGGTGTTTCCCGTGACGTTGGTTGCAGGGACTAGCAATCTGTCGATCCAACTCGATGGCAACTCTACCAATTACGGACTGCTCTACCTGGCAGCAGGCAGGACCCCTACGTCAACCAATTACGATTATCGAGCGGTCGCTCCAGCCACCAATACGATCAATCTGGAGCTGCCTGAGTTGCTCAGCACTAATTACGAGGTGCGGGTACGGGCACCCGCCACGGTCCGAACACAGCTGTTCACGCTGCACATCGCGACGGACATCGCTGATTTGGGATCAAGCGCTCACCCTATCAACAAGGAGGTGGTTTCCACCAGCTACGGGGCAGCCACCGAAACTCCATCCTGGCATTACTATCGGATTGATGTCTCCTCCAACCTGCCGCCGTGGCGCGCGGTGACATTCAACCTCGACGACACCAATGCCCCGGCGCCCGATCTTTACCTAGGCAAGGGTCAGATTCCCACCTTTTCGAGTTATGTTGCGCGTGCCAAGGGCAGCAATCCCAACACATTGTTCCGACCTAGCCAAACCCTCACCAACGGCACCTGGTATCTTGGTGTATACGGCACCAGCGCATTTTCATTGGCTACCGAGTACGCCTCAATACGGAGGATGGAGGACCGTGCTCAAGGTAGTCGACGGCGAGGGGGATCTTTACTTGCGGAAAGGGGACCTGCCCGCACTGGAAACCAATAGTTTCAAGAGCACCTTTCCGGGCTCGGACGGGATGGTTCTATCGAGCACCACCTACGTGGTGGGGGATGTTTGGTATTTGCTGGTTCACGCCAGCCCCGGGTCCCATTGGTCCTTGTTCAGCGGAGAGCCGTTTGTCCAAATCCTTGGCCCAATCTCCACGAATGCGGGAAACCTCGAGTTCACGATCGGGCCCGAACGGATGAGGTTCTTCCAGGCCAGCGTTCCGGCCGGGACCCTGGCTTGGCGTCTGTATATGAATGGCGCCACCAACCAGATTCTGCTGCGCAAGGGGTGGTTGCCGCTGCTGGGAGCAACCGATGTGCCGCCCAAGTCCCAGATGTTGGTGGTTCCCGGTTAACTGGCGCCCAACGTCGCCTATTTCCTGGGCTTCGCCGGGTCTGCACCAAATAAACCTGAGGGCCGACCAACTCGTCTCGGTAGGTCGAAATTGGAAAGCGCGAAACTATTCCACGACTCAAGCCTGCCAAATTTACGGTCAATTTCTGCAATCTCGGCCAGAAGTTCCTGCTTCATTTCTATCAACCTACCGATCCGTTTCAGGTGGATGGTCGAGAGTTGACTGAGCTTCATGCTCATGGCCGGCTTGGACGTTCGCCTTGTGGGCCCAGATCAGTGGGCGTCAATTAACCCTTCC